TTATAGAGCTAAATCCAACTGATTTTCCCCTTTGTGACTGCGGGGAAAGATATTGGTAGGCACACATGCGCCAGGGGCGGGTTTTGTTTCGTTCAGCGCTTCATCAATGTGCGTCATACTGGTAAAGCAGTAACCGCACATCATGTTTTGACACTGGTGATAGCTACGTCGAACCAATGGGCTGAGTTCTACGCTGGTACGTGTTTTTGCAGTTGCGCGGCACTTTGGACATTTGATCGCCATGACAACCCCTCAAACGGTTGGTGTTACAAACATTATACACAGACGCTGTATTAATCATCATTATCGTCTGCTGCCCAATCCGTTATTTTCACTTCAAATTCCAGCGATGTAGTAAATCCCGATTGGCTAATCTCATGTACGCAGCGCGTAATTATCCAGTCTGCATTATCGATAACTGCTTTAAAGCCAGACATACGGGCGTGTAACTCGGGATATAAATCAGCACGGCCCCGCGCTAACGTCATACTGAATTCTGCGGCACCACGCTGTAATTTCGACCATTTTGCCGCCGCGGCGCGTTTTGCAGCTCGCTCGGTTTTAAACGTCGAACGCATGACATAAACATTACCTTCCGCTCCCTCAAGATAATTCCCCTCCTTATTGCTGGATGCGGGTTCTTTCTTTTTAACGGGCGTATTGGTTTTGCGTTTACGCACCACTTTTGTGGTCTTGGTTTTACCAAAATTCAGATCCAGCCAGTACGCCGTAACACCGGTGTATGCATCGCGATCAGCAACACGGAAACTGTGACTATCTCCGCTACTGCGGGTAATGGTGATGGCTGGTAACGGTTTACCACTTTGCGATACTGCTTGCCCTGGGACAATAAACAGCAACATGCCGTTTTTTATGGTGGCGATTGCGCCTACCATTTCCGCCATGCGCGTAAGGAAGCTGATATCTGATTCATTCGTCTGGTCAGCGTGATCAAGTTCCAGCTTCGCCAGCCGTTCCGTTACACCGGCTTTCAGTCCGTAACGGCTGGCGATAGCAGATACCACAAATCCAACGGTCACATTGTGCCAACTGTATTCGCGTTTGACGTTGAATGACTCTCTGAAGTCGGCACTGCGGGCGCTGATAGTCAACTGATCCGGCGGGCCACGATGCGCAATTTCATCAACCGTGAATACTCCTTTACTGATTAGCGGTTCATTCGCCCAGCCCAGCGCCACCGTGACCTTTGCACCGCGCTCCGGCAGGGCTAATTTTCCGTCGGCATCGTCAAGCACCAATTCAAGTGAATCCGCTTCAAAGCCTCGGTTATCTGTCAGCGATAACGACATCAGCCGATCATTCAGATCCGTAACCTGCTTATCACCAACTCTCACCATAAACGCCGGACGGGGTGAATACTCGTCCAGACGTCCAGAAATAGCCCCTAGCGTGTCCATGATTGACATTGTTACCCCCTGATCTCTGCATGAATACTCGCGTTACGCGCGCGTAGGGACAACCGGCGCTGGTTGTCGCGACTCTAAGACACAGCAAACGCCGTGCGTAGCCCACGAAATCCCGCAATCATGAAGCCGGACATTTGACGCATTGAGGCAACAAGCATGGCGACTAATTATCATCACGGTGTGACCGTCCGAGAAACAACGGATCTCAGCACCATCATTAACGATATCGACTCGGCAGTGATCGGCGTGGTATGTACCGCCGATGATGCCGACGCTGATACGTTCCCGTTAAACGAACCGGTACTGTTAACCCGCGTTGCCAGCGTACTGGGCAAAGCGGGTAAAACAGGCACGTTACACACCACGCTGAAATGCATTTCCGATCAAGCCAGTCCTCAAACGGTGGTGATCCGCGTGGCAGATGCGGCGAATGCGCAAGCGGAAGGCAATGAACCTAAACTGACGCAAGATCAGTTAGTGATCGGCGGTTCTGATGCCAACGGGCGCTATACGGGGCTGTATGCGCTGCTGTCGGCAGAGGCGCGAATTGGTGTTCGTCCGCGTGTACTTGCAGTGCCAGAACTGGATACCCAGGCCGTTGCCGCGCAACTGGCCGTAATTGCTGAAAAGCTAAACGCGTTCGCCTATGTCAGTGCGCATGACTGCGCAACTATCGCGGCGGCGAAAACGTACCGCGAAAATTTCTCCCAGCGTGAACTTATGGTGATCTGGCCTGACTTTATCGCCTACGACACCGCAAAAGGGGAAAACGCGATCGTACCTGCGCCAGCGTTTGCGGTTGGCCTGCGTGCCAAAATTGATGCGGAGACGGGCTGGCACAAGGTGTTATCCAACGTTGCGGTAAACGGTGTGCTGGGACTGAGCAAAGATGTGTATTTCACGCTACAGGGAACCGATACCGACGCCGACGAGCTGAACAGCAACGGCATCACCACGCTGATTAAGCAAAACGGCTTTCGCTTTTGGGGATCGCGCACCTGTGATCGTGAAACCTACCTTTTTGAAAGCTACACCCGTACGGCGCAAATCCTCGCAGATACCATCGCAGAAGCACATTTCTTCTACATTGATAAGCCGCTGACGCCCTCACTGGCAAAAGATATTGTGGACGGCATCAACCGCAAATTAACGGCGCTTGTCACCGCTGGCCGTCTGTTGGGTGCGAATTGTTGGTATGACAAAGAAACCAACACCGGCGAAACGCTGCGCACTGGAAAATTAACCATCAAGTACAACTACACACCCGTTCCGCCATTGGAGCATCTGGATCTGGTGCAGGAGTTTACTGACGAATACTTCGCAACGTTCGCTAATACGTTCAGCGGGTAAGGGGTAAATCATGTCTCTGCCAAAGAAACTTAAATACTTCAATCTATTTATCGACGGTGACAACTATTTCGGCCAGGTTCCGGAAGTGACACCGCCTAAGCTCACGCGTAAGACAGAAGACTATCAGGCGGGCGGCATGCCTGGCTTTGTCGCGATTGACTTCGGTTTTGATGCGGGCGCGCTGGATATGGAAATCATGCTTGGCGGGCTGGATGCCAACTTGCTGAAAAAATGGGGCGTGTCCACGGCTGACGGCATGCAAACGCGCTTTGCAGGTTCTTATCAGGATGAAGCGACGGGCGAAGCAGTACCGTGTGAAATCCAGACACGTGGCCGGTTTACCGAGCTTGACCCTGGATCTGCAAAAGTAGGGGAAGATACGGCGCATAAATACACCCTGAAAAATACTTACTTCAAGCTGACGGTCAGCGGTGAAGAAGTGATGGAAGTGGATGTGCTGAACATGATCTATAAAGTGGCCGGTGTCGATATGCTTGAAAAACACCGCGCTAACGTTGGGCTATAACAGGAAATTTCTACCATGACTGAGAAACAAAATAGCGTCGTCATTCTACAAAACCCGATCGTGCGTAAAGGCGGCGATGTGAAAGAAGTCACGATCACCGGCGCACTGAAGCAGGCCGGATCGCTGCGTGGGCTGAAGGTCTACGATGTGATGACGTCTGATGTTGATAGCCTGCTGACGTTGCTTCCTCGTGTCACCAGTCCGGCGCTGACGAAAGAAGAACTTACCACGATGGATACCTGGGATTTTTGCCAGCTATCCAATGCGGTGGCCACTTTTTTGCAACCCTCTTCCCCAGCGAACGAGACGGGCGCGGTAACGGCGTAATTCATTGCCCGTTTAACCGTATTGAAGAGGTGATGGCCGACATCGCAGCAATTTTCCATTGGTTGCCGTCGGCGATGGATGCCATGCCAGTAGATGAGCTGCTGGCATGGCGCAGCCGAGCAGCCGTTAGAAGCGGAAACTCGGAATGACAGATCGCAATCTCAATATTCGCGTGGCGTTCAGCGCGATCAATAATATGGCTCGGCCCGCCAGTGCAGCACGCAGCAGCACGGCGGCGCTGGCCGATCAAATCAAATCCACGCAAAACACCCTCAAAGGACTGGAGCGGCAGGCAAGCAGTTTTGATCGCCTGACAGCCGCATCAGCAAAAACAACCCGCGAACTGGAGCAGGCCAAAGCAAAAGCCGCAGCCATGAAAGCAGAGTTCGGGGCAGCAAAGGGGCGAACAGAAGAACAAACTGCCGCGCTCAACAAGCAGCGCGCCGTAATCAGCCAGCTGGCAAAAGTCCAAAAAGACGAGCAAACCCGCCTCGGCGAATTACGACAGGAAATCTCCCGACACGGCGTAACGCTTGATCGCAGTGGCAAAGCCACGGAACAAATAACCCGCCAGACGGCACGGTACAACCAGCAACTGACAGAGCAGCAGCGACGACTGACAACAGTAACACAAGCGCGCGCACGCTATGACAGGATGCAGCAGACGGCGAGTAACCTGCGTAGCACGGGGGCAATGGCAATAGGTGCCAGTGCAGCCGGTGCGTATGTCGGCGCCAGAATGATGGCCCCCAATCTGCAATCAGATAAAAGCGGGGCAGTGATTGCCGCACAAAATGCGGAAGCCTCCGCAATGGGTTCTCAGTACTCTCGCATAATCAAAAGCATTAACAGTGACGGCGTGAGCGATGACCTCAGCCATATTGCCAGCACCGTATCTGCGGTGCGTAGCTCACTAGGGGCATTAGGGGAAGTCGGTGAAGCTGAATTAGACAGGATCTCGCGCAAAGCATTGGATATGCAATCCGTGCTTGGCGGCGATACAGCGGAACACATCCAGATTGCCGCCATTATGATGAAAAATGGCCTGGCTCGCAGCAGCGATGAAGCATTCGATTTGATGACGGCAGGAATGCAACGCGTGTCTACCCAGATGCGCGGCGAGTTACCTGAGATATTGCATGAGTATTCAACGCATTTCAGGAACATGGGTTACAGCGGTTCTGAAGCCATGACACTGCTGGTCAAGATGGCGCAACAGGGGAAATTTGCGCTGGATAAGACCGGTGATGCCGTCAAAGAATTTTCTATCCGTGGCTCTGACATGTCCAAAGCCAGCGTAGCGGCGTATGACACTATCGGCTTGAATGCGAAACGTGTCGCGTCGGCCATCGCCAGCGGTGGCGCGCAAGCACGTAACGCGATGCAGCAAACTGCGCAGGGGCTATTGAAGATTAAAGACCCTGCCGAACGGGCAAATGCGGCCATTGCATTATTTGGCACACCAATAGAAGACCTGTCTGTCGATCAGATCCCTAATTTCCTGTCAGCGCTAGCCAATACCAAAGACCAGTTCAGCGATGTCAGCGGAACGGCTGAACGTATGGGCAGCACGTTACGCGATAACCTGTCGGGGGATATCGACAAGCTCGGCGGCGCACTGAGCGGGCTACGTTTTGCCATCTTTGAAAATGACTCAGGCGTTTTGCGCAAACTGGCTCAAGGCGCGACGACGTTAGTGAATAGCGTCCGCGAGTGGGTAACGGCTAATCCTGAGCTGGCTCAAACGCTGCTCGTTGTTGTTGGTGGTGCGCTGGCCCTCACCGCGGCAATTGGCACCGTGTCCCTCGCTACCGGCATATTGATGGGGCCATTTTCCAAACTGCAACTTGGCCTATCCCTGTTAAGCGGTGGTAAGGGTATTGGCACCGTTACAAGTATGTTCAGCAGGCTTAGCGGTGTTATGACTGGTAGCCTGTCCAGCACTCGCGCGTGGGGTGGCATCCTTACCAGTATACGCAGTGGCATCGGTGGGATCGGCGGTATTGCTCAGGGTGTTGGCCGTTCCTTGTTGATGGTATTCACTCAGCCAGGCGCGGCGCTATCGGCGCTGGGTAATGGCGTGCGGATGCTGGCGACATCTGGATTTTCTGCACTGAGTGGGTCAGGGATGGCAGTATTTAACATCTTGCGTACTGGCTTCATGTTGTTGCTCAGCCCAATCGGCATTATCGGCGCGGCAATCGTTGCGGCAGGTGTATTGATTTACAAATACTGGGAACCGATTAAGGCGTTTTTCAGCGGTTTTTTCAGCGGTCTGAGCGCTGGTCTTGAGCCGGTTAAACAATCCTTCTCAGCGTTATCACCGATTTTTGACGGGATCGGACAGGCTATTAGTGGCGTATGGGACTGGTTCAAAAAACTGTTTGAACCGGTCAACGCCTCATCTGAATCACTGAAACAATGCACTGAAGCTGGGAAAGTGTTTGGTGAAGTGGTTGGAATGGCGATTGGTGGCGTAGTGACAGTTATTTTGAAAGTTGCCGAAGGGATTGGCTGGATACTGGAAAAGCTGGGCGTTATCCCTAAAGCAGCAAATGCCGCTATATCGGCATCGAACGCCATGAACGGCGCAATGCCGGAAAAAGGCTATGAACCTAAAAAGCCGGTTATGTACGTGTGGGATAAGAAACAAAAGAAAATGGTGGCGCAGGAATGGAAGCCTCAGCCCCCCAAAGAAGCCGATGCGGTGATTAAAACCGGTGAGGCAGCAAAACCACCGGCAGGTGAAAGCAGCAAGCCTAAAACTGGAGCGTTGCCGGACCTGACTGGCAGCAACCCAACGACAGCAAAAACAGGCAGCACAGCAGCCACTGAAGAGAAAAAAGATCCCAACAAGCTGGGTGATATCGTTTTTAAAAACGTGCCGCCGGCCGTCATGCTGGCGAACGGCTATCGTGAATCACAGGTTATGCCTGCACAGCCCAAAATCCCCCTGCTTGAGCGTGTGAAGCAAACCGCCGGTGTGCTGGCCGCTTCCGTCCTGCCGTTTACTGTTCAACCTGCTGGGGCGGACGTTCCGGCCATCAATTCACCTGCAGCACAGATGAAAACGGCGATGTCTGCCGGTATGGCCAACACAGACAAATATGAAATCAATATCACGATTCAGGATGCACGCAGTCTTGATGAAAACAAACTCGTCGCAAGGCTGCGACAGGAAATAGACGATATTGAACGCCGTAAGCAGCGTCGCCAGCGCTCACAACTGACCGATAACGTATAGGGCTCCTATCATGATGATGATTCTGGGTATGTTCGTTTTCATGCGGCAGACTACGCCGTACCAATCCCTGAGCCACGACAGCAGCTGGCGACATGCTAAAAATGATCGGGTCGGCAAATCCCCTCGCTATCAGTATATCGGCGCAGGGGAAGATAAAATCACACTGTCCGGTGAGCTGTATCCAGAAATAACCGGCGGTGACGTGTCATTAAACGTGCTGGAAACGATGGCCTACACAGGAAAAGCCTGGCCGCTGATCGAAGGGACGGGCAACATCTACGGTATGTACGTGATTACCAACATTAACAAAACCCGTTCCGAGTTTTTTAACGACGGTAAGGCGCGGCATATCTCATTTACGCTGAATCTGGAACGGGTTAGCGAAGATTTGCGGGAAATGCTGGGCGATATGGATATATCTTTTTAAGGTCAAATGGTGGTCGGCTATGCGAACCTAATTTCTCAACCCGATGATCAGGAACTACCAATGAAAAGTCTCGCATCAGTTTTGGTACAAAAAGCTAAAGATATCGCGCCAGATGAAAAAAGAGAGAACGATGAACGCTGTTATGAATTCTTACTTAAAGACGTTGTTGCAGTAGCATTATATTTAACAAACTCAGACGATGAAAAAGAACGCATCGCAGGGTATAAATTACAAATTGATATCAAACGTCTTTTCTCTGAGGATAAGCACCATAAAGCTTTATTAGATGCACTAGGGAATGAGCTCCCCGACTTTGATAGGGATAAAGCAACCAGTGACAGCATTAGCCCCCACAAGCAAATGAATGATCTTTGGATAAAACGCTGTTCAGATAAATAAGTGCTTAAAATATTAAGTATAAAAAAGCCCACTGCTTGGCAAACAGTGGGCTTCGCTTTCCCCGATGGATCATTATTATTTTAAAACCATAGACATAATGACATCAGGGCTGGCTATTTTATAAACGTTTATACAGATCGATTATGCGTTATTGATCGGCGGTAGCGATCAATTCGTTACCGGTGTCAGCGGCCAGTCGATATCAGCAGCGTTAACATCGATACGGTTCAGCAACACGGTGTATTTTTGCCACGCTGCCAGCGCGTCCTTTTCGGCGTCGGTCGCAATGTCCAGATTAAGCGCATACGTCAGCTCGGTAATGCGCGACGTGGCGTCCGCTTTGCGCGTTGCCAGCTCCTGCTGTGCGGATTTGATAGCGGCGGCGGCTTTCGCGGTTTTGTCGATCAGCCACTTTTTCCCGTTCCACTTATCAAACTCTGACGCGGGTTTCAGCAGCGTGACGCTATCCGGCAGTTCGCCAAACTGCGTAACGATCTGTGCCTGTCGCGTGTCGGTGTGGTAAACCGTCTGGCCGCGATAGTCTGGCACCTGCTCCCATGATTGACCGTCTGCACTACGGCGCAAGGCTTGTCCGACAGGCGGTAATTCCGGCTCGTCGGCGTAGCTGTCCGCAGGCAGGCCAACACCCTGCATCACATATTCATAGCTGGCGCTCTGGTATTCCCGCGTCGCTGAATTAACGTGATACACCGTAATCCAGCCAGACTGGATTGCCAGCCCATGTTCGTTCAGTTCTGCGTTTTTAATTTGTGTTGAATAGTTGCTCATTATGCGGCCCTCACGATGTAGTTAAATGCGATATTGCGGGGGCGGGTTTCAGTGCCAGCGTTGTTATTCACACCCGTGCGTGAATACAGCGTAGCGTCCCCGTTCTGCAATCCTTTCCCGACGTGAACTATTTCACCGAACCCCGAATCCAGCGTCGCGCCTGCATGCGTGTGTGACTCGGTTGAAAATGACTGGCTGGACAGATTGCTGCGTCCGGCATCCGCCCCGCGCCCACTGTCCCAGCCACGAATAAATTCGCCGCGCAGGTCGGGCAATCTCCCCTGCGGGTAACGGCTAGCCAGAACGGGGTAACGCGACGTGTCAAAGGTTTGACCGGCGCACGCTAACCAGCCGTCGGGGGCGGTGACTAACGGCCACGGCTGCGGAATACCGACCAACTCATTTCCCTGAATCGCGCCAATACTCGCTGGGCTGAGATTGTCAGTATTAAATTCCCTGCGCCAGCGCCCCCCGTTCCCCTCATCGACATAAATAAATTGCCCCGGTACGGATGCCGAATCGTTAGAGGTCGCCATTGTCGTTACGCGGATCGTTCTCAGATAGAACCTTTCGGCGAAGACCTCAACCGTTGCGCCCGACAATTCAATGATGCCGCAGCCTGTATCCGTGATTTTTCTATTGGTTGCGTAGCTCCACGTTGCAGCACACACAAAATACAGATGATCAAACGCCCCCATGTCATTCAGGAAATCAACAAATTGCTGGGTTGTCCACGCGCCCGCACTGTTACCAAAATTAACCCAATTGCCGCCCAAAAACGGCACACTCGCATTTTTAGCGAACAGGGCTTTATTTTGGATATCTGCGCCGTTCTGGTCTTTCGCTAACGCGCCCACATCTCCGGCACCCAGCACGATATCCGCCGATAGTGCCTTACCGTTCACCTTGCGATCAGACGGCACACGGCCATTGGCGTTATCATTCGCAGCTTTTACCGCTTTCGGGGTGGCGGCCAGCGTTTCACTGTCGCTGTTCGTCGCGTTGCTCAGTTGCACGAATCCCTTTGCCGTCAGCGTCCCGTCAGGGTGTCTGCGGTTTTTTTCATGTTCTGCCAGTGCGTTATCCACATAGCTCCGCGTGGCTAACACGACAGCCGGATCGATTTTCAGCGTCACGGCGTCGGTACTGCTGACAATCAAAATCATGCGCACGGTCTGGATGCGGCCACTTCCTTCATGTAATTGTGGCTTATACGTCTCCGGGCAGTTGGCGACCGCAATCAGATTGCCGTCATCGTCAAACAGGCCGATTTCACGTATCCACCATCCTCCTTCGGTTTCGGGAATAACCTGCTCGGCGATAATCTGGCTGGGGTTTTTCGTGTCAACACTCAGGCTATTGAGTGCTGCCCGACGTTTTTCGTTTATCAACGCGATTTGTGCCGGATTTGGTGTTGGCAATACGCCGCCGCCGTCACCAACGGCCATTTGGGTAATGTTCAGGCGGCTACCCAATGCGGTGGCGTTAGCTAGTTTGGCCGCGCCGATATTGGTTAACAGAGCAAGATATTTTGCACTCATGCGGTTACGCTCACGTTGTCGATTAAATGGATTGCTGCGCCTGTCACATCCAGACCGGACACAGTAATCGTTTCAGGAAAATAAGGGTAAACGGTCAGCTCGTCACCGACATAAGACAGGGCGGCAACATAGGCCGCGCCCTGTGTGTCGAGGTTGATATTTAGCCCCAGCAGGTGACGTGATGCGGGTTTAGCGTCGGCAATCAGCCGCTCCATTTCGAAAAATGTTTCTTCGGTAATACCGCTATCTTGTACGCCGATATCCAGACGAAACGTGCCTGGCTCTCCGCCGTTCTGCCACCATTCGGTAATTCGAATCAGGTACCCAAGTGGTTCAACAACGCGACGCAATGCGCCGACGGTGCCCTTGTGGCGATGAATGAACCAGGCATCTTTTATCGCCTGCCTCTTGATGATTTCAGGCCATTTTTCATCCCAACGATCAACAGAGAATGCCCATGCGAGATAAGGCAGCAGGCTTGACGGGCAACTGTCTGGGTCACATAACTGGCGTAACGGGATCGGCGTGCGTGATAATTCTGCGCAGGCTTTTGCGGCGGCAATTTCCAGATCAGACGAACCGACGGGTAACAGGCTGTTATTCATCTGACCCCCCGACACTCAGCACCCAGCTATCGCAGTAAGACGCCTGGCTTTTATCCAGCACGATATCTTCTACAGGGCTTTCCAAATCAACGCGCTGCACGCCCTCAACATGGAGTGCGGCAAAGATGGCAGAGCGGCGAATATCACGGCCTAACCGATGCTGCGCAGTGATATACGCCTGCAATCGGGTTTCTGCCGCAATTCGGATAGGCTCAGCTTCAGGCCCTGGATAGACGTACAACGTTGCGGCAATTTCATAAGCAATGATGGCGGCGGATTGAACGGTTACACGGTCTGCAACCGGCCGCACATTCTCTGCGTTCAGTGCAGCATTAACGGCTTGCAATAATTCATCACTGGCACTGCCATTTCCTTCACGTGACAGCACGGTTACCGTGACGGCGGCAGGGCTGGGGCTAACTGCGCTGGCGTCAGCGACTCGCCCATCTGCACTACGCGCGTGAAATTCATATGCCGCGGTTGGCCCCGCAACACTCAGCCCCTCAAATGCCTGTTGCGCGCGCGTACGCAGATCAGCATCAGACTCCATGACCGCTTCAACGGGTGGGATCGCTTCTGTATCTTCTGCGGTGATAACCAGTCGCTGCACGTTAACGTTGGCAGCGAGCTGATCAAGGTCACTTCCGGCGGCGTAGGCCAGCATGTTAGCGCTGGCCGCTTCGTTAACCCGCTGACGCAATAACAACTCATGATAGACAGACAGTTGCAGCAACTTGGTTAACGGCTCGGATTCCAGCATCAGCGTGCGCGATATGGCATCACGCTGTTCGACCGGAAACAAAGCGATAAGCATCGCACGGCGTTCCGCATACAACGTTTCGTAGTCCAGTGTTTCAACGACATCAGGTGCAGGCAGCAGAGATAAATCAATCAATCCGCTCATCGTGCCCCCTGTAGTGAAATCGTAGAGCTAAACACCGCAAGATTATCCGTGCGCTGCGCCTGAAGCATAACGGCAGCAAGTCCGGCACCACGGGTTTCCAGCGTAATTTTTGTTGGGGTAATACGCGGCTCCCAACGCATTAATGCGCTGTAGATGGCTGACATTATCTTTAGCTTTATTGCGGGCTCGTAAGGCTCGTCAATCAGAGAAAAAAGCTGTGATCCGTAGCTGCGGCGCATCACCCGACTGCCGACAGGGGTGATTAAAATATCGCGTACTGACTGGCTGATATGCTCATCATCAGTAATCGCGCGACCAGTACTGGCATTCATGCCGATATATTTTTCATTGCTCATTGCGGGCCGTCCGTTCTGCTACCGCCGCGCTGTACGCCGCCATGATCGTGATCGTCTACGACTACGCCGTTTGATGACATTTGGCCGCCGGTGTGGGTGATATCGCCCTGCATCGTGCCGCCTTTTTCTACACTGAATGTTTGCGTGCTGAGATGCTGGGTACAAATCACTTTTGGGGTGTCCAGTGTGATTGATTCAGCCGCTTCAACGATCACCTTTTTGACGCCTTTAACGGTCATCGTTGAGGTGTTTTCATCATACGTTTCGCTGGCTCCATCGGAATAAACGGTAGTGTGTACCTTTGGGCTGGCGCTGGGCGCACTGTGCTGATTGGAGTACAGGCTTAATACGATCACCGCCGTTTCCAGATCGCCGCCTGGTGAGACCATAAGAACCTGCTCGCCCACTGACAGCGGCCACCATGTTTTGGCATCACCCGCACGCGCCACACACCAACGTATCCATCCCGTGGTATTGCCGCCGGTTACCACTCGCGCCAAATAACGGGTGTGATCGACGTCGACAACCGTACCGATACGGATCAGGTTATTCAGAAGACGGTCAAACTCATTGGATATCATGGCTGGCGCTCGGTAATCAATTCATAGCGCCAGTTTCAGGTGTCGCGCGCGGGCGCACAACGAAAGGGGATTGTAGGGGGGCGGCAACAACTAATCGGGCTGAATGAAGTCCGTAATGGTATCAGCCACCCAGTCAAGATCGGTGGACGTTAAGCCCAGCAACTCACGAATAGGATAACGTACGGACGAGCGTCCTATTTTGTCAGTCTCGCCGAACTGGTGAACATGGGCGATGCTGGCTGCATAACCACTGAAACCAACCGTCGCGCTATTGGGTGATGTGTCGATGCGTAAAAAACGGACGGTACGCAACTTGCGGAACATCTTTTCTTTACGCGCCGGTGCGGTGGAAACGCTACTTACGTTAATACTGAGATAGCGATCGATGTCAGCACGCAGGAACGAGCGCAAACCGCCGCGACCAACATCAAATCCGGTAATCATTCGCTCACCGCTGCGGCCTTTGCTGCTGTGCCAGTTACGCAGCTCTCGCGCCTCACCTTTCCACAGAAACCGGACACCGCCCTGCGTGCGGCGCGTTTGCTTTTTACGCCCTTCGTACGACGAACCATCGGAATTCTGTTGCTGTGCAATCCGTTGCTGCTGGCGCTTACGCAGCCCCGTAGCAATCTGTCGTGATAAGCGACGTCGTTGATTAGCGGCCAGGTGCTCGACAACAGATTGCAGATACCCATCCAGCTCCTGAAACAGTGCATCGTTCTGGCTCATCATTGACCTGCTGTCGAGTCATGAACAACCATGTTGGCCACATCGCCATTTGTCAGCAGTGACCATCCGTCCATACCTTCCATCAGGTCAGGAGGCGGGTCAGCACGATGACGAGTGTTGATTTCGCCAGCGTCATCGCGAGTGACGATCACCGCCTCATCTACCTGAATGCGGATCAGTAAATCGGCAGTGCTGTTACTCAGCAAATCTGCCTCAAACGTAATACCCGTTTTACGCCGTTCTGGGTTAAGCAATAAATCCGGCTGATAGATTCGGGCCCACATCAGTATCGGCACCATCAGCGTATCGATAGAATGCGGATAGTCCATTGCCAGCACTTCCAGCGTGTAGCGATATTCAAAGGAGGCGGAGCGCACACCGGTACTGATTGCATTACCCTTCTGTACATAGACGACCAATTGATCGGGGTTTTCCCGCAACCACGACACCTGTTCGCTAATGGTTTTTCTCAGCAGTTCCGCTTTTAGCATGTTGTTGCTCTCTCTGTTGTTCGGCCTGGCGAATTAGTGCCTTGTCGTGGTTGGCGCTCTCCAGCGCAGCCAGCAGCAGGCTATTCCAGTTAACAGACTGGCCGTAGGTCAGACGGTTATTGACTATCGCGCCCTGCGGCATCGGTATTGCCGTCGGCGTGGTGAGGTTCGCTGGCAAGGGAACGCACGCTATCGGCGCGTAAACGGTTCGCGTAGTCGAGCAACGGCACAGCAGCGCCATCAGGCACAAACTCATCAGCACAGACCTGACCGGCCAGTGCCTGATTAATCGTCTGGCTGCGTGTATCGGCATCTTGTTGTATCCGGCGTTTATCATGCTCAGCCTCGCGTGACAGGGTGTTGAATATCAGGAAAGTACGTTGCTGATTACTGATAACGCGCTCGGTACTGTCCCGTTCTTTGATTAACGTTGCCACTTCACCCGAAAGCCGTTGTGATTTTTGTCGGTAGTGATCAGCCAGTGCGATAGCGGCGAGAAACAACAGCGCGGCGGCTAATGTCGCTATAACTTTTCCAGACATAGCATCCTCTCGGCCTCGCGGCGATTGGTTAACCCCTGCCAGACCTGACCAGCGGCTTTATTCCAGCGGCGTAATTCGTTACATGCGCCAGTGAGATCGCCACGGTTCAACTTTCTAAGCAGCGTCGAACGCTCAAACGCACCCGTCCCGACGTTGTAGATAAAACTTGCCAATGCAGCGCGCTGTAACTCACTGAGTGGAACCGTAACTAACCGATCGATGGCATTAAACGCGGGTTTTAAATCCTGCTGTAACAATGCTTCGCACTCAGCATCTGTCTTGTAGTCACCGGCTTTTACATCACCGGTATGGCCGTAGCAAATCGTCCAGACTCCGGCGATATCACGGTAAGCGGCGTTCTCTTTGCCCTCAAAAAAACCAATGAACACCGTTGCTATTGCCAACGCACACGCGGTAACGACGGGAATGATTCGCTGTTTCAGTGCTTCAGGTAACATCACGACCTCTGCGTCCAGTGTCCTGCCCATTCATCACGCGCAAAGCGTCCAGCGTTTCAGGCAGGTTTTCATTATCAACTTTCCTGACCAACTCACGCATTAAGTCTGTGCGCTGCGCCTGGTCACGCTCTATGTTTTTTTTGTGGTTCCGATTCACCCAAAATGTGAGCAACCCGATAGCAATCCCTATTAGCGTTGCCCAGTCGCTCAGCGTCATTCGTCCTGCGGTGGCGATCAGCGTGGCAAGCAGGTAGGTGATTGCCGATGCCACGCGATCTGTCGTTAGTCCCATAGCTGTATGATTTCCTGTTGTGTTGCCGCAGCGACATCAGGCAGCGTGACCAGCAGGCCAGCCGGTAACAATGGCCCACGCTCACACAATCCCGGATTGGCCGCGTAAACCCCTTCTGTTACGCCGTCTGTTCTGCCGTAATAGCGCCAGCACAGCAGGTCGACGGTGTCATTTTGCTGCGCACGAACTTCCATCAGACCAACTCAGCCAGGCCACGATTAACACCGAGAATGTCGCGGATAGCCCAGCGTCCGTCGCGCCACAGCGTGTCAATCTGTGAACTCAACGCCTCAGCGTGCTTTTCCCCCTCGCGCGTGGTGTCGATATCGCGATAACCCTCGATCAACAGCGCTTTGGTGATGGAGTACACCGCACGACGGTAGCGCCAGACCAAAACGGATTCGCCATTGATCTGTTCGATTTCGTCAGCGCCTTCTGTCTTAACATCAGACAGGAGGACAACGCCGCGCTGCTCCTGACCGCCTCGCCAGTCTGCAAGCTGGCCGTTAACGTGTGCGACTGCCTCTATGGCTTTATCCATCAGGCGATCCGTTGTCACCTGACCATCAAGACGCATCGCGCGACGCAGGGCAGACAGAACAATCACAGGCCAAAATGCATGGCTCGTCACTTTCGCATCACCATCGTTGATGGTGTCCTGCGTGACCGGCCTTACCGGCTCTGTTGCAATCAGGCTCATAGCGTTACCTCAAAAGACAGGCGGTGGACGGCGTAACACGACACAATAAATTGCTCGCATTACGCCGTGCCGCCTGGTGCGCGGGGGCACGTTCGGTTACTGCGCGCTTTTTCGGGCGCGTGGTGTCGTAGTTCGTGATGCTTTCGCCGCCGTCGATTTACGCTGCGCTCTCGTTGCTTTGGCTGCGGGTTTGTCGGCTGGTTTATCCGCAGGTGGCGTAGGTGGGGCGTCCGCATTTTCTGCCCCTGCCTCTGACTCAGTTGATTTCTTGAGTGCACGTCCCAGTAGTTCGATATCGCGTTTAACACCGATCCCATCAAACAAGGTGACCGCCCGTTGCAACCAGTCGCGCGCGGCGCTCAGTTCGTTATTATCCAGACGCAGGGTGTAGCCCAGCGTTTTGTAAAGTTTGGCGCGTACCTGATCCGGCATGTCTTCGCCAGCAGTAAGCTGTTCCAGTTGCAATAGCAGCGCAGCGGGCAACGGCGCACGGCTGGTATCCGCCTTGAAAGCTGCCAGTGCCGGATCGCAAATCTCATCAACCAGCGTGGTGGCAACAGTACGCTTGTACTGGTCTGGCATCGGCAGACGATGGCGCAGGACATAATCAGCAATACGCAACGCATCGCTAGTCAATCCCGCATCAATCGACCAGATCATGATAGTGGTCAGCACCTCATCAGCCTGGCCGCTATCTGCCGCCAAGACGCCATTAACCCAGCCCTGATAATCGGGCAGCAGTTCCCGCTTCAGTTCGGCCTTTGTCGAGGCAGATTGCACCTGGCTTAAACGGGATTTATCCATCCGCAGTCGATGCAGTTGCTGTTCATAGGCGGTGCGCTCAACATCACCGCCGTTTGATTTGCCGTGGCGTTGAGCCATGACCGTTTGAAAATGTCGCTGCGCAGGTGTCAGCATGATGCCCCCTTGATACAGGCCGAATTTTATCCGGCCTGCTTGCCGTTGAAATTAGCTTTGCGCCGGTTCTTACGCAGCAAACGTAATACCTTCAATCAGGCACCCTGTGCCATAGTCTTCAATGACATAGGCGTCATTGGATGACTCATAGGTCGCAATACGATTGCGCTCAGGTTCATCACGCACGGCACGGCGCTGCTTATCTTCCTGCCAGTAGATCGACAGATTGCTAAACGGGGTCACGAACATGCTGCCATCAGGGAAGGATGGCGCAATGAAGGTGGGCAGATTGCCGATCGCTTTACGCGATACCAGCAACTGACCGGCCAACGCTTCAGAATTAGGATTGTTGGTATTGATGGCGTTAATCAGCGGGTATTCTTTGCTGACCATGATCTGACGGCCACAGATAACCACTAAATCTTGTGATGACTTAAACCACTCATCCAGCAGTGAGTTAACGGCGTCATAGATCACGGCGTCGAGGTTGCCGTAATCCCCCTTAGCGATGACTTTATTTTCATCATCACGGCTGGTGACCGTGATGTTTTTCATCACGCGCTGTGCGGCATGAAGGCGATATTTCTCCAGCCAGCCAATATTCACATCCTGCAATAGCGGGTTGGTTGCCAGATCAGATTTAGCGGCACGCGACGTACCGTTAAAGCCAATCATGATGCGATCAAGCGCTTTTCGTTTGATGATCTGATTACTAATGCGCTGCTGAAAGTCAGGGAACTTGGCCCACATATCCAATTGTGGATAGCTGATAAAGGTATCCGTATTGGTTTGCTCGCAGCGGAATTTATCATCATCCAGCGTGTGAACAGATTTCGGTTCACGTCGCTCCGTGGTTGATGTGTTCGAGCTTGAAATAGGGCCGCTGATACCTAACCCCAGCTTTTGTCCCTCTTGATCGGATACACCAGTGATGTTGATTTTTTGCAACAGCTCGCTGGATTGCTGAACTTTATCTTCCAGCTTTTGCTGGATTGACGGCGCAACACTGAACTGCTTGGTAACGTGATCAGGTTGTACGCCGTTAAGCTCGGCTTGGCGGTTAATATAGGCGTCGAACAACACGCGGGTTTCGTTCTTCATGTTAGGTTCCTGCAATATTCGGTTTAAAGGGTGATTAGCAGTCTGCTAACACGACGTTGGATTGCTGATTGCCGCCGCTGGCCGGTGGGCGCTGGCTAAAGTTGCCATCCTGTCCGGCAAGCTGTGTTTTCAGCTCGGTTAATGATTGCGTCAGCGTTGCCACGCTACCTTTCAGTTCTGTGTTTTGCGTCTGCAAGGCACTGAATGCTTCGGTTTTGTCCAACAACTCACGCTGGCTTTGCGCGATCAGTTCAACGGCCTGTTTCAGCTCACCGTTTTCTTTATTGAACCGTTGCTGACTGCCGGTTAACAGTTCCGTGATGCGGGAAAAGAAGTTTCTCCCAGCGTCGCCAGTCGGCGCATTGTCTTCAAATTCCAGCGTGATGGGGGTATCAGCGGCCGTGAAGAAACATTCAGGGCTGGTTTTTCTCCCGTCCAACGGGCCTTTGCCGCCGCACTTGGCGTTAAACTCAAGAATGCCGACGCCCAGACTGGCGGGATCGTCCGTCATTCCCAGCCCCATCAAATAGGCTTCACCGGTGTCAGCGAAAGAGGGATGAATTTCAATGCTGGGGTAAATCTTCTGGCGCTTTGTGTTCAATGCCACCAGATCATCTGTCGCATCAATTTTGATTTGTAGTGCCAACTTGCCTTTAAGCGGGCCGTCCTGGATCTCAAACTCGCTCACTTCTTCCACGTCGCCATACGCGCGAAAATCGCTGGTTGGTGAGTAACCGCGAATGTGCTCAAGGTTCACGCGTGCACCGCGCACCTGTTTGTTGAAGTTTTTCGCCATTTGCGAAATATGCACACGTTCAAGGGTGCGGCCGTCGCAGGTAGCGCCCTCAACAGCGGCCAGAAACGGTTTTGAAATCGGCATGGTAATGCTCCGGTGATAACAGGGTGTCTGTCTGATACCCCTATCATCGCCACGCTTTACCGCAGGCGCTATCGGTGCCGTTTGTGACGTAACCACGACAACGTGAGCCGATATTTTGCCGCGCGCGGGCGCGATAGCCTGTATGCATGAATCTACTTCCCGATATCCGTACAGAAGCCAAAAGCCTTTACTGGCAGGCTTATAGCATCCCTCAAATCGCTCAGCGACTGGGGGTGAGCAACAACACGCTCTATTCATGGCGACGTCGAGATAAGTGGGATGACAGCACGCCGATCCAGCGGGCGCAGGAGCGCACGGAAGTACGCTATTTGCGGCTGATAGAGAAAGACGACCTCACACCGCATGACTTTAAAACCATCGACCTGTTAGGGCGTCAGATGGCGCGTTTTTCACGCGATGAACGAAAGGATCAGGAAAAGGAGGCACGGAAGAAAGCGCCGAAGAACCATTTTACGGACGAACAGATCGCAGAGTTGCGCGCCCTGGTACTGGAATCACTCTACGAGCACCAAAAACGCTGGTACAAAAAACGCAAGCAGCGTAACCGCGCGATACTGAAAAGCCGCCAGATAGGCGCTAGCTGGTATTTTGCGCGTGAGGCGCTGTTAGATGCACTGGAAACCGGCACTAACCAAATCTTTCTGTCGGCCAGTCGGGCGCAGGCGTACCAGTTCAAGCGGTTTATTCAACTGCTGGCGTCCAGCATTGGTGTGGAGCTGAAAGGCGGTGACGCGATTGTGCTGTCGAATGGCGCAACGCTGTACTTTCTCGGTACGTCAGCGGCAACAGCACAGAGTTACACCGGCAATCTGTACTTTGATGAGTTTTTTTGGGTTAGCAACTTTCTTAACCTGCGTAAAGTCGCGGCGGGGATGGCGACGCAAAAAGGGTTGCGCCGCACGTACTTTTCCACGCCATCCAGTGAAGAACATGAAGCCTACACGTTCTGGACAGGGGATTTCTTTAACAAAAGCCGCCCTAAAGCGGAACGGGTAGAAATTGACGTTACCCATAAGATACTGAAAAAGGGGCTACTGTGCGGTGACAACATCTGGCGGCAGATCGTCACCATTCATGACACGTTAGAACAAGGCTTTGACCTGGTTGATCTGGATGAAATTAAGTCTGAAAACAGCCCTGACGATTTTGAAAACCTGTACGCCTGCCGCTTTGTCAGCGTCGGTGAGCGTGCTTTTGACTATACCGCGCTGATTAACTGCGGTGTGGATGGCTACAACGATGACGTCTGGCCGGACTGGCGACCGTACACGCAGCGGCCGTTAGGTAATCGCCCTGTCTGGATAGGCTACGATCCGAGTGGCGACAGCGGCACAGGTGACAGCGCCGGCCTGTCTATCGTGTCTCCTCCCGCCGTTCCAGGCGGCAAATTCCGCGTGATTGAGGTACGGCAGTTACGCGGCATGACATTTGAAAAACAGGCCGAAGTCATCAAGGAACTGACCCACCAATACAACGTGCAGTTTATCGGCATTGATAGCACCGGCAACGGTAGCGCGGTGCATCAGCTTGTCGTTAAATTTTTCCCCGCCGCCGTGAAATATCAATACTCGCCCAGCGTTAAACGCGAACTGGTACTGAAAGCCCAAATGCTGATCCGCGCGGGGCGATTTGAGTACGACGCGGGGATGATGGAGCTGGCGCGGTCTTTCATGACGGTGCGGAAATTTGTTACTCAAGGTGGCATGACGTCGTATGCATCAGACAGAACAAAGGGCAGCAGCCACGGTGACATTGCCTGGGCAACCATGCACGCGTTACACAATGAACCAATCGGCAGCGAGTCGGGCGGTAATGATGGATTTGTTGAGGAATTTTAACCATGTCACGTAAGAAACAGCACCCGCGCACGGCCAATCTACGCGCCCCAGCCGCACAGGCACCCGTAACAGGGGAATTGATCCAACAGCCGATTGAGTCGCTACAGTCTTTCTCGTTTGGCGACGCACAACCCATCATGGACAGACGCGACCTGTTGGATTGCATGGAGTGCGCCAGAAATGGCCGTTGGTATGAACCACCGATCAGCACCTACGGTCTGGCGCGGATGTTTGACGTTGCCGTGCATCATCAGTCACCGATACTGTTCAAGCGCAATGTCATCATGTCCTGCTACGAGCCGCACCCGCTGTTATCGCGGCAGGATGCCAGCGCCTTTGTACTCGACTGGTTGGTATTCGGTAATGCGTATCTGGAACTGAGGAAGAACCGCATCGGCCAGCCGCTGAAACTAAAGCACACCCACGCCAAGTACACCCGACGCGGGGAGAATCTGGATCAGTACTGGTTTGTGACGTACTACGCCAACGATCACGAATTCGAGCCAGGCAGTGTGTTCCACGTTAAAAGCCCCAGCATTCACCAAGAGATATACGGCACACCGGAATATATGGCGGTGATCCAATCAGCGATGCTGAACGGCGAAGCCACATTGTTCCGGCGTAATTACTACATCAACGGTAGCCATGCAGGGGTGATCGTCTACCTCACCGATCCCATCACCAACAATGCTGACGTCGAACAACTGAAGAAGTCACTGAAAGATGCACGCGGCGGCGGGGCATTTAAGAACCTGTTTGTTTACGCGGCAGGCGGGAAGAAAGACGGCCTGCAAATATTGCCGTTCAGCCAGATTGCGGCCAAAGATGAGTTTACAGGCATCAAGGATGCAACCCGTGACGATATGTTAGCCGCGCACCGTGTACCGCCCAATTTAATGGGGATTATGCCGAACAATGCAGGGGGATTTGGTGACGTGGAGAAAGCCGCGAAGGTGTTCGCCATCAACGAACTCATGCCGATAATGGAAAGCCTGAAAGAGCTTAACGACTGGCTGGGGATCGAGGTACTGCGGTTCAAGCCGTATGCTCTGGCCGACAGTGCAATGTAACCGCGAGAGTCATTCAAAACCGCTCAACTAGCCATCAAACAGCAGACCGGACAGCCGTAAGATTGCCCGGTTTTTTTACGTCTGCGTAAAAGCGCCTGAATGCGATTCTGAGCAACATATTAGCCGAATGATGCAGTGATTGACTGAGATCGAAACAGCGCAATAGCGACGTGATGAGGATGCAGCAGCATATGAACCAGCATACCCCTCTTATCCCCCTCAGCGCGCGAGGGTTCCCCCGCCACGCCCGCACACGAAAATAGTGCGTTTTTATGCAGTTGTGCAGCAGGGGTAAACCCGCGCCAGATCTGGCGTGGGGAGGGGATAATAGCATCAAAAAAATTGTGCATTAGTGTGCGGGGTTGCGCAGTAGAACATGAAAAAATAAATCGGATGCTTTACATTGCTTCAACTTGCGTTATTATGCATCACGCAAGTTACTTCAACTTGCACCATTATAACCTGTTTTTTTGTGAGGTATGACCTTTATGAAAAGCTTAATTGACCGAATCGCCGATGGCGAGGCAACACTTCTCGGCATAGACGAAATTTGTAAACGATTAGATATTTCTCGCTCAACACTGGAGCGCTGGGTACGCAACGGCAGTAAGAGCAGTAATCGCTTAAAAGAATTAGCCGAAGGAATGATGAAAAATGGTGCAGGCCTCCCGACCTCTATGAGGACTACGCCAGTAACTGGAGGTATGGGGCTTACGGTTACGGATTGTCTTCTCGATATAGATAGGTCAAGTAGTGATAACTCCATAGTCTTTCCAGCTCCCGACATAAAGATCGGCCAAAGTCCAAAGTGGGAACTACAAACATTCAAAAATTGGCTATCAAAAAACTCAACTGTCTAATAATAAGAGTGCTGGCTACTTCTTTTAGAATAAGCCAGCACTCTTGATGACAAGGAACACAATCAATCACTGTCAACTCTATTAAGTGCCACAATTACTGCAAGCCGTTCCGCTGGCGTCATCGCTCGATACTTAGCCGCCCACCTTTCCGCTTTTCGCTTGATGCGCTGACGATCGATGTAGTCTTTACCAGCAAACGCCGTACTATACGCCGCATCTTCTTGGTAGTTCATCCATAGCTTTTCCGTCCTAGCACCGCCGCGTGTCATTACCTGAAACGTCACCGTACGCCAATCTCCCAAAAGCTCATCATAGATCGCGGATGGGTAACCGGAAATCATCACGTAATACGGGCATTGCCGTAGAATAGCGATCAACTCCCGGTGGTCATCAACCGTGTATTCATGCCGATAACTTGCGTTGCTGGTTCTGGTTTCTGGCAAATACGGCGGATCCGCGTAAATCAGCACGCGGCCCATCGCTTCAAGGTCATGGCTTTGCAGGAAATCAGCGGCATCCTCATTGATGATTCGTAGCCGCGTATCCAACGTGTCCACAAACTCAGGATTTAACTGGCAAAATTCCTCAATAGTTATCTGATCAATATCAACGCCAACATTCAGCCGCGCGGGCGGCTTGTTCAGCATGACCGCACCACCGCCCAGATGCGTTTCAACGTACACATCATGTGGCGGCATATTAGCGATAATTTTCTGATACGCGCCTGACGCCGCCTTACTTCCCAGATATCCCATTGCTTTCCCCTTGTGGTACCACATAGCTACTTTCATCTGTGCTGCAGCCACGTCATTTCTGACTGTGATCGATGCGCTGGCCAGCACAGCCGGTTATGACTGTGAAACTTCACGTAACACCGCAATTCGGTGTAGCAGTTCCGCCGTTCTATCCTGATATTCCACATCTTTTCGTTTCTTTGTCGGCGCGCGATACAGACAACCGTCAGCACTGGCAACGTATGAGTAACCCGCGAGCGTGATCGCATTACCCATTTCCAGCCGCCGCACCTCACCGACACTGATATCCCAGCCCAGCGAACGGGCGAAATCGGCAACGCTGGCGCACCAGTCGTCCGACCGCTTACTAACAGTCTGTTTTTCAGTCTCTTTGTGGGTCTGAGTTGTGGACGAGTGTTCTTTATGTCGCCGATCCGGCGGCTGTGATCGAAGCCGGTTGAGCAATCCACGCCGTTCCGTGTCAGTCATGTGCTCAAAGTCGGTAATTTCTGGCTCTGACGTACTGCCAATCTCTCTATCGGCGGGCTCGGAAACGCTTATTTTTTCATCGCCCGTAGAGTTATTGACAGAACTCCAAGCGCCGCCGGTGGGCGGCGTAACAGCCAAACCACGTCCGGCGCTATCATTAACGCCTGCGTCTGCTGCCTGTTTTTTACGGATTTTCCACTTAACGAGACGGGTACAGATGCGCGATATCTCACCTAAGCGCGGGGAGAAAACACCAAATATTTTTTCTGGTGTTTCGCCGTAGTCGTTTTGCTCGTCGGCATCCTCATACGCGATGCGCACGGTGTATAGCTCGCGCGGGATTAACACGCCGCCTTGCTTTTCGATGTAAGTAGCGAAACAGCCTGCGTCCGCAGAGGCTAGTACGGCATCCATTGCAGGATCACCAAGCTGCGCAGCGCCACGCTTGAAGGTTCCGGCTTCTTTCTGCACCGCGGTAAGTTGGTTCGCCAGTTTTCGCAGTTCGCGCCAGACTGTGACTGGCGGCAGGCCGAACGGCTGAAATTGCCTAATGTTATGCTGAGACGCCCAGGCCATCGCAAACTTTGCGGTTTCGCGCAGAGTCTTTCCGGTTTCACCGTCCAGCTCTCCATCTAGCGCATACCCATCAATGTTTTTACTGATGTATTTCGCGACGTAGGCAGTGGCACTGCCTTTTTTAGGATCGAGACGCTTCGCTTTGAAGCGTGCACCGGTATTACGCCCAAGTTCTGCACGGTCTACAGAAATGAAATATTCACGCAGAATTTCAGTGATTTCCTTCCGATCATCTGGTGGCATGAATAGCAATACGTGCCAGTGCGGTGTTGAATCGTGATGCGGTTCGGCAACGCGAAAACCATACGGGCGCAGGCCACGGCGGTTCAGTTTCGACATGGCTTTAGCCCACGTCTTACATAAATAGCGCTGACCATCGCGGGGGGATGTGTGATCCCACTTGGGATTTTGGTGGCCGCTTTGAATATTGGAGTGATAACGAGACGGACAGGTGATAGTAAGAAATACCCCTTCATCACTGCGTGATATGGCAACCATTTCAACGCCTGCCATACGCGCCATAAGTTCGTGACGGCGAATAACCGGATTGCTAATGCTGGCGTATACCATGTTTTCCAGCGATGCGACGTTACCGTCTTCATCAACCAGTTCGTGCGCCTTAAAGAACTCGCGATTTTTGCGGCGCTGCTCCTGCCACTGGTTCAGTGCGTCGATACTGACATACGGCATACGCTTTTTGTGGATCACGCCGATGGCGCGGAACTGGTTTTCTCGCCATTCGCAGCGCAAACGCCACAACTTACGCCCCCACCATTCAGGGCTGATGATGCGCAGAATGGCGGAGCAAATACGTTTTTTTGATTCGTTATCGCCAATGATCACGCCCCAGCACGGCGGCGTTACCCGTAGCGCCAGCATTTCACGGCCCAGGTGCCAGAAAAGCGACTGGATCTCGTCATTGGTCATATTAGCGGGCAAGGTGCTGCCGCATTCGGTTTCAAACATTTCAGTGATGCTGGCCGCAATAGCATGACCAGCGTTAATCGCTTCATGTTTCGTAAACTCTGCCAAATGCTGCCAGCGTGCACGCCAGTAGCTGGCAAGCTCTGACGTAAAACCGTCACGCACACCTTGCTTGGCACGCACAGCATCAAGACGCAGCAGGGCTTTTTTCACGGTTCCCATGAAAAAAGCGCTGACGTGTCGCGACTCTCGGTTGGCGCGCAGCCATTCTATTTTTTTTCTGTAGGTATCGCGGATAAAAAACGGCTGCTCGAGCAAGCGGGCTTCAACACCTTCCGGTGTTTCCATCCAGTTTTGCAATGCTGCTTGATGCTCATCCCGCTCAGCCTCAGCGAACTGGCGGCGCATTGTCAGTAACGTTGAATTAGGCTCGAAGTAGTCCAGCCGCGCGACGGCCTGATCGAAATCCAGATCGGATAAAGCTGCGCGCGATACCAACCGCTTAAGATGCTGCTCGACGGCTGGATGCGGCTCGGTGGTATTTGCAGCAGAGGGATGAAATGAATCAGCGATCCCCTGTGGCATGGAGATCGCTGGACGTGGTGCATTCCACGGATAGGCCCACTGTGCGGACATTACTCACAAACCTTATTCAGCACGCCGATCACTTCTTTTGCGGCACCGCGCGTGATGCCGTTTGCACTGATAGAACGCTGAACCGCGATTTCATGGAATTGATAGTGCTGATAAATCTCGCGCGTAGCGGGAGTGTCGCTATTTGAGATGACTACAGGAGTGGCGTATTGGCGGTGCATATCCCATAGCAACCTGACCAGATCTCGGTGTTGTGCGGAGGTAAAAACCGATGTGTGGTACTGGGTGAAACTTGCTGTTTCGCTGGCAGGCAGGTAAGGAGGGTCACAGTAAATGACGAAACCTGGCTCGGTATGAGCCAGTAATGCTTCTTTAAAATCAGCACAAACAAAGATAGTTGCCGTGTCATTGGCTTTTTCAGCAAACAATCGTATTTCATGCTCAGGAAAGTATGGTTTACGGTATTTGCCGAACGGAATATTGAAATCCCCAGCATTGTTATAACGACACAGCCCGTTAAAGCCATGCCGATTCAGATATAAAAATAGAGCGGCTGTAAGTATGCTGGGGTTTGATTTTTGATAGTTAAAGCTCAGCCGATTACCGTTATACGCATCTGCATTATTGCCACTATTAAATAGCTCACGCGCAGTGGCTATTAACCGTTCTGTATCATAAGCGGCGTACTGATATAAATTAATCAGATCGGGATTGATATCGCCGAGCACATAACGGCGATAATCCGTATTCAGGAATACTGACGCACCACCGACAAACGGCTCGATGAGGCAATCACCTTTAGGCAGGAGAGGCAACAAATCAGGCATGACGCGGGTTTTACCCCCCGCCCATTTGATGAACGGGCGGATCATAATTCACCGCCTTGATTCTGAACCAACCGAGACATAACAGCAGAAACCAACGCGACCTGGCTGATCGCATCATCAAGTGCGTTATGCTTAACGCCGATGGTTTCTGCTGTGCCAAGAAATGGGCTCATATTCATATTTATGATGGCGAACCCAACTTCTTTCATCGTCCTGACGTCCCGTTCGTTCCAATATTTCCACGGAATATCAGTATCAGTACGCTCAAATGATGATTTCAGGATGGCGCAATCAAACGAAGGGCTATTTGCCCAAACATGCAATGATTCCAGGCTCTCAGCGTTATCTGTCAGCCAATCACTAAACTGACTAACCGCATCCCAGATAGGGCAGGCATCATCGCTGATTAACTCCGCACGGGCTTCCGATGACTGACGCAACCACCACTTGATCGTGTCACCGTCCGGCATCGCGCCATTAAGCATGTCGTTTTCAAAATCTACGCGGCAATAAAAACGCTCACCCAATTCACCCGTTACTGGATGGAAGAACACCGCGCCAATTGAACCTATCGGGGCGTTAGCTTTTTTGCCGAGCGCTTCAATATCGATCATGACGTTGTTCATGCAATGATCTCCTGCGATGAATGTTCGAAGCGTTCTGCCTCTTTGCGCAGCAGCTCGATAACCTCTGCGGTGGAAAGCTCTTTTTTCTGGGCATGGATAGACAACCCAGCCAGACGCAAGGAAAACGCTAAGTGCTGGTCTTTTTTTTCTTCCAGACGTGCTTTTTTTAGTAGCTCGATAAGTGCTTCATTGAGATCTACTTTTATCCCTCTAACTTCTGCATTTCTCATCGTGATTTCCTTTTTTCAGGTAATAGAAAGCCCGGCGGGTTTACGCCTTTAAAAACGGGAGTTATTACGGTTAAAGAATTAAATGTTTGGGGAATAAACTCACAACTGCTTTAAGTTTATTCATCGCCTTAATCAGCTTTGCTTTTTCTTCAGTTGTCAGTTCATTAAATTTCAGGTTACGCCGTTTCTTATCAATATCTGCTAATTCAAATATTGCTGACAGTACGCGTATATTTTGATGATAATCGCCGTCTATCTTGTCACGCATATCGTCAATAAAGCGGCACATGTCTTTTTCACTGTTTGTGTTGAAGTGCTTTCCCCTCAGCATTGCGATGTGGTTCAGCCCGTCAGTTCTGGCCGCTATACTCAGCGGAACGGCGCGGGCGGCTTCGGTATTAGCCATGACGATTAGGCCGCAATACCCATCAGGCGGGCGAACCAGTGCCGCTTTTTAGGCGCTGGCATGTAGGGCTTTTTGCTCCACGGTGCAAAATAAGCCTGCGCGGGAGTAGGCTGGAAACGCCGGCCGTTTGGTAATTCCAGCCAGCCTTTATTTTCCTGCGGGGATGGTGATTTTTCTTTTAATAAACGCGCTGTGCTAATCATGCTGAACCTCTCATGCTGTGCAGTTCGTTGATATAAGAAGTCGCTTGACCTAACGCATCAAATAGCCCGAATGACTGATCGCCTTGACTTATGCGATAACGAGTCATTGGATTCGTTGCCGTTCTGGGGCAGCGAATAATAGAAAAGCCGCGATAAATGCTGGTATGTTCACTGAGTTTTATTAACGCATGATCAATACCAAAAAATATCAGATTGTTTTTTTCCATGATTAAATTTCGCTATTGGTTATCGCATCCCGAAGCATGGCGATTAAATTAACCTCGACTTTCTCCATTCTTCCTTTCTTGGGGCGAATGATAATCCGTCCGTCAGAAACCATTCCTTCACATGTTCTGAATGGTATCCCCGTCATTTCTGAATATGTTTTTAATGAAACATATGGGGTAGGGACGGTGATATTAATGTTTAATGCCTTAGCCATTTCACCACCTGCTATCCTTGAACGTTAAAAGATTCGAGCCCCCGCAGAAACACCAGGCGGGCCATGCTTGAAAGTGAGCGGCTTTCTTGTGCTGCTAGTGCCGCCAGTTTGTCGCGCTCATCGTCCGATAAGCGCATTGGGGTAGGGTTCTTGGATGCGATACCACGCGGTAAACGCGATCTCTGATCATGATTTTCTTGTGTCATAGTGATATGTTGTGATCCACTAAGTTCCTGTTCAACACAATCTAGTGAAGAAAACTTCCTATGTCAACTTCGAAAGAGGAATTTTTATTCCTTATTGGTGGGCGTTTGCGCGAAGAGCGGGAAACGATTGGTAAAAGTCAGAGTGCAATTGCAGAAGAATTAGGCACGACAACAAGGACTTGGGGAAAATACGAGCGTGGCGAAACTGCGCCTGATGGTGCAACGCTTGCTTTTCTTAGTGAAAATTACGGCATGGATACTTTGTATATCCTCACTGGAAAAAGAACCCCTGACCTTGGTGACATTTCTAATGACGAATTAGAACTGATCAAAATCTATCGTTCTGCGCCACTGGCGATAAAAGCCGCCGCCTTAGCCGCTTTGACGGCGGGTAGCTCTGCAACAGCATCGATAAACGTAACGGGTAGCGGCCAACGCGTAGCGGGCAGGGACTATCACGAAGGCAAGAAGTAGCGAAGCATCAAGGATGTAATGGATGACCGTAGAGGCTCAAGGGGATAGTAATCGGGTCGCAGGACGTGATTATTACGAAAAAAATATCAATATTGCCGCCCCACAAACTAAAGAAGATTTGCGCCCATTGGTTAGCGCCCAGCGTTCCCAATTAAACCAGTTGGTGAAAGATATTGCGGAAGCAGGGCGTGAAGATGTGCGTTTTGTTTGGCGTCGCTTACATGCGGAGCTTGGTGTTAACGGTATTGAAGAAATCACCATCAGCCAGTATTCCACAGCGCTAAGTTTCCTGAATGCGCTACATGAGCGTAGCAGGGAAAGGGATGCTAATAAAAAACTAGTGTCTCAGTTATTAAGAAGCACAGAGCAAAACGAATTACGCGAACAGCTTACACGGTTCTGCCACATCAATTTTGGAACCAGTCGGTTAAATGATTTAGCCCGCCCCCAGCTTCAGCAGGCTATGGGGTGGTTGGATGAGCGGCAGGGTAGAACTACCACCAACACACCCCCCCCAAAAGTACAGACGTGGCAAGATGCGGTAAATACTTTAAAAGCAGAACCACGGATTTTTGGCGCAGTGCTTGCGGCAGGGATCGTGCTGGGGATGCTGTTGGCGCATTGATATTTTTATAATTCACACAGCAATTTAGTAATCATGGAGATTGAACTATGCTATTTGATGAATGGAAAGTGAGTGATAATAAAGAAGCCTTTTTTATTTATGTTAATGCTAAAAATGAAGAATCCCCTAATCACATAGTTAACTTGGTGCATAAAGATGGCTTTTTACAAGGGTATTCAATAAATAAAAAAGGCTATAGAACTTATAGCACTGACAGAATAGTCAGGTTTTTTAATTCAGAAGAGGAATTGTGTTCATTTGATAAATCTTTTGATAAGGATGAATACAAAAATAATCCCATCTCTAGAAAAGTAAAAACAAAAAAACTTGGCTTGGAAATCTGCTTTACTGGGTTTGATAAAAGCGAAAAAGATGAATTAACTAAATTGGCTAAGGAAAATGATTTTGTCGTGAGGGCTGGCGTTACAGCTAAGCTTTATTTTCTTTGCTGTGGTGCCAATGCTGGTTGGAAAAAAATAAAAGAAGCTAATGAAAAAGGATGCTTTATCCTCACTAAACAGCAATTTCTCAATTTCATTGAAACGGGTGAAATACCTTTAGATCCTACCGATGATTATGAAATCGATTCAGGGGATATTTTAGAAAAAATAAAAAACGTTCATGATGAAGTGGTAACCACCTTTAGAACAGTAAGGGAACCACGGAGAAGCAGCGCGCTCCTGGCTGTATTTGTTGATGGCTACGCTTCCGGATGGAAATTTGCAGTTGGCACCGCTTTTAGGGATGCTCTTGACATTAAGTTAACTAAAGTCACCTTTGAAGGTGTTCAGTATGATACTTGGACTCAAGGGAATTCTTTTGCTTTCCATCGTGGCGATTCATTCTACAGTGATAGATTAGGCTATAGCGATTGGGCCTCATTCATAAAATTACCACATGCCGTTTTGTTGAAAGTTAAATATGACTGTTATGCTGGATACGAAACACTAGCATCTATTGATGGAAAGTTCACAGGGGATTTCATCCCATATAAACAACTAACCCCTAAACCACTAGTTGATTTGCCAATATTAATTGAAAGCCAGTCATATGATGCCGGTGTGGTTACTCTTGAAATATACAAGCCCAATGATGAGAAAAATAAAGTTGCTTTGTGGGATACGGTGACTATGACTCAAGATGATCTGGTTGCATTATTGCAAACAGGTTTTTTTTGGAAAAAAGAAGAAGGAAAAAAAGCCGAACGCATTAATTTATTTTCTAACGAAGAAAGCATTTAATTATGGCTGTAAGTAAACTTCCATCCGGCAAATGGCTTTGCCAGTGCTTCCCTTATGGCCGTGATGGTAAACGCATCCGCAAACAGTTTGCCACCCGTGGTGAGGCGCTTTCCTATGAGCGCCGCCTTATGGCCGATAAAAAAGGCATTGATACCACAACCAGTAATATCACTCTGAAAGATTTGGTTCAGCGTTGGTATGACATGCACGGCAAAACGTTATCGTCCGGTGATTCCCGCTACACGAAATTACTCGCTATCTGTGAACGCTTGGGTGATCCGTTTGCTATCGACGTTGATAAAAATATGTTTGCCGTGTATCGCGAACGACGCCTTAAAGGTGAGTGGAATCCAAAGGGTAAAGCCGTTCTGAAAGAAGCGACGGTCAACCGTGAATACTCTTACCTACGCGCGGTCTTTTCCGAGTTGAAAAGGATGGGGGAGTGGGATAAAGAAAATCCATTGGACGGCATACGCCAGTTCAAAGAGGGGGATCAGGAACTGGCATTTCTTTATCCCGATGAAATAAAGCGCCTGCTGACTGCATGTGACGAATCAGACAATAAGGATTTGGGTATCATCGTTCGTCTATGCCTGGCGACAGGAGCGCGGTGGAGTGAAGCACAGGATTTAAAGCAATCTCAAATCCTGCCAAGCCGCGTCACGTTCACCAGAACGAAAGGGAATAAAAACAGAACGGTGCCAATTTCTGAGAAGATGCGCAGCCTTTTGCCTAAGAAGCGTGGTTCGCTTTTCACCCCAGCTTATGAGTCTTTCAAGTACGCCATTAAACGGGCTGGCATTGAGCTACCTAGCGGGCAACTTACCCACGTTTTACGTCACTCATTCGCATCACACTTCATGATGAACGGCGGAAATATTCTGGTACTGCAACAGATTTTAGGTCACAGCACGATCACCATGACGATGCGTTACGCCCATTTTGCACCGGATCATCTGGATGCGGCTGTTACCTTAAACCCGTTCGATTCATTAACTACAGATTAATAATTGTAGTGGCGGAATCTCGTTTTTCGGTGGCAGCAAAAACAGGAGTGGCGTGAAATTTCGTGTTATTGCGTATGCGCAACCATTTGATATCACTTAACCTATTGTTTTATTTGATGTGGTGTAACTTTTTAAAATCCCTCGGCGTTCGCGCTGTGCGGGTTCAAGTCCCGCCCCGGGCACCATTGATTTAATACGAATTAAAACAAGCACTTATGTGCAATGTCGTAGACCGCCGAAAGGCGGTTTTTTTGTACCTAAAACCGCCTTTCCTAATATTCTTCCTAATATGATTTTTGCGTGTTTGGTGAATATGCAATTATTTTGAATTTTTATTCTGACCACCCACAACAGGAACGATCGGTATCTTTCGGTCGTATCGTGCTGTCTGGCTGATTGTCATGTGTCCCGATATTGCCTGTTTTTCTGCTAACGTCCCATCGAGATCTGAAACCCCTTTAGCCTTGAGATCGTGAAAAGTGAAATCAAAGCTCAAGTGTGGGAACGCCGTGGCCGCATCTTCTTTGGCTTGCTGCCAGCGGCTGTTGAATCCGTCGCGAGTGTAGCGCCCTCCGGTCGGTTGATGGATTATGTACATACTGCTGATGCCCGGTTTTATTGGCAAGTTACGTGCATTTGTTACAGCGGCTCTCAGCCTGTCCGTCCATGCCTTGATTTGTTTTGCGCCCGTTTTTCCCTGAGCGATAAAAATCCCCTGATCTAATATTTGCCCCTCAGTCAGCGAGAGAACATCCCCCTGCCGTGAGAGACACAGATAGGCTATTTCCATAGCCACCTGGACAAATGGAGCTGCGACGGAGTACAGGGCGTTATACTCGTCATCAGTCACGTAACGATCTCGCGCCACCTCTTTGAACTGTTTAACGCCCTTGCATGGGTTGCCTTTACATAGCCCCCGCTCGTATCCCCACCGAAATACTCGCGAAAGAAACGCCTTTTCTCTGTTCGCCTGCGTCTTGCTTTTCACGCCCCGTTTATCCATGTATTTCCTGATGTGTTCAGGTTTAATCGAATCCGGCGACATCCCCCCAAAAACTGGAATTATTTTCGCAGAGTATTTCCGGTAGTCCTTTTGTGTTTCACTCGCGAGATCGAGGAAGTCTGGTGATTGCATAAATCGCCCGGCCATTCGTTCCAGAGTAAATTTTTCCTCGCGATAATTATTTGCCGCGTCGTATTTCTCCCAGATTAGTGGAATGGGGGAATCGAGAGGGCATAGTGAAATAGAGCCGCCACCAATCGGGTGGAATTCATATTTACTTTTCCCGCGATATACGCGTGGCGGTAATGCGTTATCGCGGGGATCTTTACGTTTACGAGCCATGATTAAATCGCATCAAAATTAGGCTGTTCAACGTCTTTAAATTGCTCAGCTTTCACAGTGGATAGGCTGGCATTAATTGCCGCCCATGTGACGCTGGGTCGCCCATCCCTACGGGTGATAAACGAAATGCCGGATCGGGTTAGAGCGGCGCGTTGCTTCGACGCATACTTATAGCCTGTCAGTTCTATTAGCTCGTCGTCGGTTAACAGGTCGGTCATGGTCTTGCCTTAATTTATCAATGATTGCGTCGGCTGCTGCACAAGACTGGTCTATATCCTGTTGCGTTAGAGTGGTCTTCCTTACGCTTGCAGACAGCCGACCGATTTTAATATCGAACTCAGATAACAGGCACTTGCCCGGTTTCCATACTTGCATTGTGACCCCCTGTAAAATGGAGGTCACACGGTATTGCTAATGGCGGGTTATTTCTGATTATCGTTAATCAGTTTTTCCTGCTGGCGACGTTCACGCGTTATTTTCACATCTGGCGGAAAATGAATCGCCAGCACACTGCGTGATTGAACTGCGATCATTCCATTCCGGCCATCAGCAAAAACAATATGAATAACGTCCCCGCGCTGCGCGCTCATTTTTAGCATTGGTCTTGCCTCGCTTGCTATACGGTGGTCAGCCGTTACCGCACTTGCAGAGAACGCGCACCGATTTCAATGTGCGCACCGGGTACCGGATTTAACAACTCAGCCGGAGGGGTTTCGCCACGCGCGGTGATTTCCACGACCGCCGCCTCTGCGGATTCTATGGCCTCCTTAATGGCTTTCTTGTCTGGCGTTATGATTGTCTGTAAGTTAACGAATTCGTCAGGCACAAGTGATTCATTATCGATAACCACATTTACCACGCCTTTTCGCGCAGTAAATGTGTTCTTTGTTGTTTTGATTTTGTCGAGATTGGCCGCCAGCAGGCAATTTAAAATGTATTGCTTCAGATGCTTTGCCTGGTTGCGGAATGATTTTTTACGATCACTTAGGCGCTTAATTTCTTTGTCGCAGGTTTCCTCTTGACCTTCCAGGTTTCTAACGTGAACCAGAACGGAATCTAATTTATCCGCCAGCGTCATTTCCAGACCGGACATTGTGTCTTCGATCATTTCTGGCGTTAATTCTCCAATACCACCCTCAGAATCTTCCAGTAGGCTTTGGAGCTTTGACATATCAGCGGCAATTGCTATTGCCGTGTTGTGGTGAATTCTGCTCATGCTTTTTCCCCTTCAGTGGCCTTGAGTGCTTTTTCACGCTCGCTTTTTATTTCAGTAAGGCGACGCAGACGACTAGATAGATATTTTGCGTATTCTGTATCACCTTTTGCCTCTGCATCTTTACGATGTGTTTCGATCTCACGTACGAGAACTCCAAACACCTTATTGAGTTCATTGACGCTGACTGTCGTCTCCATCGTTGCCGCGTTCCGTGTGAATTTCTCATCCAGCTCAGAGCGAAAACGCACCACGTCTTCGGCTTTGTCACTTGCGTTTTTGATGCCGAATTCCGCTTCGTTTTTATTCTTATATTCGTCATCATCAAACATGCCCATGTAGATATCGGCGCTAAAGCCAAGCGCTGACAGCCCTTTTGTGATGGCATCTGTCAGGCTTTTTTTACCGACTTCATCGTCACACACCATGCCACCACTATTCTTTGCATAGAGATATTTCGTATGCCCGAAAGCGGGAAACTCTCCGCGCACACCATCCAGCACGTACCATAATCGTATTTGCATTGTGTGGTTTAGCGCCCTGACAAGTGATCCATCACCATCACGCATGGGTTTTCGGTTTATCTCTCTCCCTGAGCTATCAAAGACTGGCTCCATTAGTGGTAATCCGGGATCGAATCGCTCCTCTGTAACTTCCACCCCCCAACCTAACCCGAACGGTCCAAATACTTCTGTGGCTCTCATTATTTGGTACGTAGGGTTGACGCTAGTGACTGCGCGCAATAGCTCTTGTTTTCCGTTAACCCACTTCCATGTTTCTTTCCGCCTTGTGTGCGCAGGGTTGGTTCTCTGGACACCCTGCCAAATAGATAGATTGCCGCGTGCCGCGTCTGGTTTTTTGGCGATCTCGGCTTCAATGGCTTCAGCTCTTTGCTGAAAATCGTCTGCTGGTGCTGGTGCTGGTGCTGGTGCGTCCGTTTCTGTCGCGTAAACGCCGTACCCCAGCTGATCGAGCGCTTCTTTTGCCTGCTGCACTGTGCCGTCGCTAATGATCTGCTCACCAGCTTCGGTGCTGGCCTGCTGCGTAATGGTTTCTGCTGGCGGGTTAACGGCTTCAGTCTGTTTTGTTTCAGCCTCAGGCGTGCTGACCACTTCCGTTTTTTCTCCCTGATTTGATGCGGTTTCACCCATCAGGCCATCAATAGAGAATCGTCCGCTGCCCATGCTTTCAACTTTGATTTCTGATGGTGTGTGCTCAGCCAGAAAATCAACAACGAACCGCTGACGCGCGTTTGCATCTAGCAATAATTCAGGGCGTTTCTTGGCCTCATTTATCAAGATGAAAACTATGGGGCGGGGGATTTTTAACGCGCCCTCAACCATACTCAACTCGGTTGACCATCGTGAATACGTGTCACCACCGCTTTTCATCACCTGATCACCCGCAACCTTCTGTTCTTCTGTTACTTCCCACGGATCTGTGATGTTGTCGTTAGCCAGGAACAGGGCGACTTCTCGGTTTAATGTTCGATGCGTATGCGTGTACTGGCGTTCACGATCCAATCCAGCGATCAGCGGCTTTGTCGCTTGCGTGTCATTTTCGCCGGGCGCGCATGTTAACGTATCAACAAAGGCCAGAATTTCACGATCCGCAACATCTGCGATAGATGGGAACCGAGCGTTAACGGCATTTACTACGCTGAGTAGCAATTCGTCAGTAGCCTGTTCCAACAATTCAATACCGCTGAGTATGCGGATCAGTTTGTCCGTGTCTGCGTTAGTATCCCCATCGCCATCGAAATCCGGCAGATCGAGATAATCACACACCATAGAGAATTCATGCTCGGTGATTTCAGATTGCGCATACAACGCAAACGCCGCGATTTTTTCACGCAAAGAGAGGGTGGAGAAATCGACGAGATCGTTAGGCTGAGTCGGTGCCTCGATGCGCCGCCAGACGCCCTCTACCAGCTCATTTTCCTGTAGGAATGTCTCATCGAACGTTCCAACGGCTGGACGGGGTGAACCGATCGAATCCTCGGTGATGGTTGGTTTAAAGAAGTTATCACTGGCACCAGGGAATGTTTCTTCCAGCAGCATAACTGCTGCCATTTCTGCCAGTTTTTTGCTTTTTGCTTCGATCGCTGTTGCTAGCGGTATCGCGCCATTTTTTTGAGCTGATTTCTTTGGAAAGAAAGCAGCGGTAAATGTTGCTGTTGTCATTGGTCTTGCCTCTCAGTTCTTAGTTTTTTCACATAGTTCATGCAGCTGGTCGGGCTGCATTCTTTCCATAATTGCTTGTGCTGCATCCTCTGGCTTGGTGGGTAGTAGCAAACAGTGCCTTGTGGTGTGCGGAAAATTAGTGTGTTATTTCCTTCTTCCAACTGAACACCATTTCTAACAAAGAACGCTTTGATACGCCCATATGCACCATCTCGTGCTTTTCGACGCTGCTCCTTCAAGTACGGCTTTAAGTCCCTGTAGTAATCACCTACATCACCCACGTCTTCACCCTCACTTAATGGTGCTGTTCTGGCGCTCAACGCACAGCAATTTCTGAACCTGGTCTTCCAGTTCATTCGCCTTGATTTGAGCGTCAGAGAGAATTTTTTGTTGCTGTTCCCGTAACGCTGACATCTTGCGTTCTGCAAGGTATTCGGGGGTTATTTCAGGAAATGGCACGGAGACTTCACACGTTGAAATTAACGCATGACCAAAATGTGACATGTCACATGTGCAAATTAACGGTTCAGATGTAAATGCGTTGAGATGGAGGTACAGCGTGGTTGTGATATCTGGCGCTTTCATAGCGTTCCTCGTATAATCACGGCTGATCAGTATCAGCGTTAGTTGGTATTGGTCTTGCCTTGCGGCGCCTGGTAAGCGCCGCAAACCTCTCGGAAATACTTTGGTCGGTTATCCGAGGTAACTAAGCCTGCCGCAAGGCGGGCTTTTTTACGTCTGCGAAAAAAATTGGCGGATAGGGGAAAGATCAAAAACCCACACCGCCCAATGACTACACACCTCTCGCAGTTATCACGATGGCAACGTGATTTCGAATAGCGCCCGGAGTCGAACCGGGTAACGAGCAGGGAAACCCGTTAATCACCTGATCGCTAATTTGGTGACCCCTACTGGATTTGAACCAGTGACCAATCCCTTATGAGGGGATAGCTCTAACCGCTGAGCTAAGGGGCCGAATTAATTTGCGGTCTTTCCCGCTGTCAGAACGTGTTACCCAAACAGCGCAACTGCGCCTGGTTGTTTTCCCACGTCGCCACTCATAGAGCGTGGTCTGCGGCGTGGGTTGGTCTTGCCTTACTTAGCGAATCATCTACCTGTTCATACGCCGGTAGCGGCTACTTCGTGGGCGTCCTGCCTGTTCGCTGTTGATGGATTTAATCTAATTTAACTTAGATTTTATGTCAACAAAAAACCGAATTAAACTTAGTTATCGGTTTTTCGCTTATGCTGAGGGAGGGTTAAAGAGTGTACTGAACGCTTTTAACTACGCCAATGATGATGCAATTACCATTGATCGTTAGTGTGGGGTAGCGAGGGTTTAGGGGAACGAGTAATTTTGTTGGGCCATCTATAACAAGTTTTTTAATAGTGGCTTCTGATGTGCCATTGAGTCGCGCTACGACGATCCGCCCGCTTTCTGCCACCACCTCTGGATCAACAAATACAATCGCCCCTTCAGGTATTGAGGGAAGCCCGTTAGGGTTAGTCATTGAATCCCCACGAACCTGTAATGCAAATGCTCGCCCTGATAGCGGTGCTGCGGTTTCAATCCACTCGGTTGAATCATCAATAAGGTCCGATGTTGATTCAGTGAATAACCCAGCTTGTACCCACGAAAGAACTGGAACCCTGCGAACGCTAGTGATCAACTCACCCTCAAACTTCGTGCCATACAAAATGTAGTCAACGCTGGTGTTAAAGAATTTGGCTAGCTTGGAAACGGGCTCCCCACTGGGTGAGTTAATGTCTTTTTCCCAATAACCAACAGCAACATCAGAGACACCACAGTAGCGCCCCAAATCCTTTTGAGACGTTTTTGTCATTTTTCGTAATCGCTTAATTCGTTGCCCTACAGATTCCATCATGCGCACCAAATAAAAATAACTAACTTATCTTAGCACTCGTTGATCTAAGTTTGATTAGGTGTTAATGTCTAATCAAACTTAGTTAACGGGAGGCGTAATGACTACAACCGAAATTGAAGAGTATTTCGGAACAGTTGAGAAGGTTGCTCAGTTCTTTGAAGTGAGTACTGAGGCTATTTATCAGTGGCGAACCCGAGAGGGAAAACTAATCCCAAAAGGCCGAGCCACAGAAGCCGCTATCAGAACTAACGGAGAACTCAAATTCAACCCGGAACTGTACCGAAAACAATGACGGATATATCAGCGTAAATCTGATTATCAAAAATCAATTTGCGACAGGAGACGCAATGAATATTCAGGAGCTGAAGAACGAGATCGAATCATGGGCGGTTGATGCAGGACAGGAAACTGTAGCGATCGAGATAACCAAACGATTTTTTCTGGCTGGTGGCGATCCACATATCCGGCTGCATGAAATCGAGCAGCGCGGCGTTGCTGACTGGAAATCGATAAATAACAACAGGCAGCAGATTTTCCGCTGGTTGCGTAGTGACTCACGCGCAGCACAGAGAAAAGTCCAGTTGCTGGCTCCGGTGATGCTTGCAGCTCTACCGGGGGAACGACGGGCACGTTTGCAGAATGACCGATCTGTTAACTACCTGACGGCAGTGGCCATCCGTGAATTTTCCACAGCGATGAATGCTGTGCTGCTCGGATGCTGTGACATGTCACAACGAATAAATAAAGCGACAGAGGCGATGTATGCGCTGTTGCCAGTTACTCAGCAGTTAGTTGCATAAGTTGCATAGCGAGGCAAGACCAATGCACACCAGGATCCGAATTCGAATCACGTACAGGAACGGCTTTTTGCTGAATGGCGAACCAGCCAGCGTCAGTGATATTGAACCTGTCTTTGATGGCCGCAGGGCTGAAGCGCTCTCTGTATGGGAGCAATACGAACAGCGCAAATCGGAATTGCGTGAGATGAATCTATCGCCGGACGAATATCAGGATGCGTGCCGTCAGTTAGCGGAATCGCTGGGGGTGTAGCGTGAGCATGAACCTAATGGCAAAAGCCATGAGCCGCAAAGTCGGTAACCCACTGCGAAAGCTGGTTCTCATTAAGCTGGCCGATAACGCGAATGACAAAGGTGAGTGCTGGCCGTCATATCAGCATGTTGCGGATCAGTGCGAGTGCAGCAAAAGTGCCGTTAAAGCACACATCACCGCATTGATAAAAATGGGTTTTCTGTCAAAAGAAAACAGGCTCGGTGAGAATAATGGGAAGGGGAACACGTCGAACGTTTACTATCTGACGCTCGATAACCCTGTGCCACCAAAAATCACAGCCCCTGTGGTGTCAGAAAACACAGGTGAGTCACCAGAAAACCCACCTGTACCACCAGAAAGCACACCCCCTGTGGCGTCAGATGGCACCAGAACCAGTCACCCTTCTGAACCAGTCAATGAACCTGTTATTGGTGAATCAGGCGAGCCTGCTCCACCAGCAGATAATCCGCCAGCTGAAAAAATTGATTATCAAAAAATTCTGGATGTGTACCACGAAACCCTTCCAGACATGCCACGCGTTCAGATTTTGACTGACGCGAGAAAAAAAACGATCCGAGCGTTCTGGAAAAAATTCCAGTTCACTCCTGAGCGTTGGCAGGCCTATTTGAAATATATCTCCGTGCATTGCCGCTGGATGATGGAAGACCGATCTAATGGGCGGGGTGGATTCTGGAAACGCAAAAACATCGATTACCTGGTTACTGAGCGTTGCTATGTCGCCGTGAAAGAGGAGCGCGCTAATGACCAATGATATTCCTGTTGTTCCGCACAGCTCATCAGCAGAGCAGGCCGTTATCGGCGGGTTGATGCTGAATACTGACGATGAGCGCCGCCATGCTGTGATGTCCCTGCTGAAAGCTGAGTCGTTTTATCTGCGCGCACATCAAATTATTTATCGTCGTCTGGTTGAACTGTCGCGATCTGAAAAGCCGACCGACCTGATAACCCTGAGTGAATTACTCGAATCAAACGGTGAATTGGTGACCGTTGGGGGAATGGCATATCTGGCTGAAATGGCACGGGTGCCAGTAGCTGCAAACACACTCGCATACGCTCGCATCGTGCGTGAAAAAGCAGTGCTGCGCTATACGCTGGAAAAACTCTACTCATGCATTGAGATCGTCAGCTCCAGCGGCGGCGCTACAGTCGAAAGCCGATTAAGCAGCGTGCAGCAAATGATCACCGCTGTTGTCGATCATGCCAGCACTGGACGTAGGGGAGGGTTGCGGCCTGCGACTGATGTCGTTGGCGATTGGGTTGATGAGATTGAGCGCCGATTTAGTGATCCTGCGGGTGGAGCTGGCTTGACGCTCGGCATTGAGGGGCTGGATGAAATCATGGCACCTAAGCAAGCGTTGCGTGGCTCACTCATCGTGGTTGGGGCACGCCCGAAAATGGGTAAGACCGCGACATACAACAAAATCGCTACGCATTTCGCATTAAATCATCGCCTCCCGTCGCTGGTTTTCAGCCTTGAAATGACTGACAGGGGGATTATTGAACGAATGATCGCACAAGAGGCGCTCATCAGTTCAAACCTGTTTTACAACGGCGAATACGACGATTCAAAAATGGCGCTGGCAATGGCTAAAGCCGCTGAACTGTCCGAATCAAATCTGATGATCGACAGTACGCCGGGCGTGTCACTTGCCCATATCGTAGCAGAGAGCAGAAAAGTTAAACGTCAGCGGGGGCACGTTGGTTTAGTCGCTGTGGACTACCTAACACTGATGAAAGGCGAGGAAGCGGAACGCCGCGACATCAGTTACGGCGCGATAACAACCGGCTTAAAAAATCTGGCTAAAGAATTGGATTGCATCGTGCTGCTGCTGACGCAGTTAAACCGAAAACTGGAAGAGCGCGCGGACAAACGGCCACAGCCCTCAGACAGTAAAGACACCGGCCAGATCGAACAGGATTGTGATGTTTGGATCGGGCTATACCGTGACGCTGTCTACAACGAGCAGGCGGATAAAACCCTAATGGAACTCATTGTGCGACTGAATCGTGAGGGGCCGAGCGGAACAGCGTACGCACAGATGATTGATGGATATATCAAGAATATCCCAACGAATGAGGCTCGATCGCTGGCAGAGAAAGGGCAGGAGAAAGACAGGCGATACAGCAAGAAACAACCGATTGAAGAATTTTAAACCGCGCCTGACCAGCGCTTAACCGACCAAAAAAAGAGGCAAGACCATGATTACAACTGATGTTATTTACGCACGCGCATTCATGACCGATGACGGCTGCGACCACACCGGCCCAATTCTTTGGGCTATGAACGCAAACGCCCGCGCTCGCACACGCTCACCGTACGTGCCAGCTCCCGCGCCGCGGCAAGTTGTTGCGCCGAAATTTTCCCCACTCCCGAAAACGTCAGGTAAGAAACGGCTGACAACAAAGAAAACCCACACGGGAACCGTTGTCCGTGTGGGCGGGGAACGCACGGTTAAATTACGTGAAACCCCGACTACGTGGGTGGTTGGCACTGGCGAGTTTTATTACAAGGACACTGGCACCCGCGCTGGTGGTCCGACTCGCGCCCGTCTTCTTCTCGACACGATAAAACCCATAGAGGCATAACCCATGTCCGGGCAATCAGATTACCTGCCGCCCGGACTGCCTCATAACCGTGGTGAGTGGCCGCAGGAATTCAGGGATATGGAATGGCTAGACCTGCGCGCCAACCAGTTAATAAATCAACTCATAGCAGGAAAAGCCCTGCGCCGGAACGTTGAAAAAGAGCTGGACACGGTAGCGGAGCAGTATCGGGAACATTTTAGAGCGCGCTTAAATTACTGGCGCGAATATCACGACCAAAAACGAGGCAAGACCAAATGACCACGCTATCAACCACTCAATTAAACGTGCTAGGCGCGACTGTCGTTCGCTCTGATAAAAATCAGGTGGTGGATCATGAGTGATTGGCCTACAGAAGTTAAGCAATGCGCCTCATCCGTGATACCCGTTCATCAATTATCACCGGAGCGCCGAGAGGCGCTTCTCTCAGAAATGCACGGAATGTTTTTACGCAGAGAAAACCCGGCAGACATTCAAAAGGCGGCTCACAAATGGGCGCGGCGCCAAGCGATAGAAATCGCTCGGCCTGATGTTGAAAACGGGCTGGTGGTTGTCGGTTTCGCTGGTGGCGGCGGGAGCTGCGAGGGCATCAAACAAGCGTTAGGATTCGAGCCGCACATCGCAATGAATCACAATCCTGTAGCGATGGCGATGCACGCAATGAATCACCCGCGTACGCTGCATTACCCCGAAGACATCTTCAGCGTCGATCCGGTTGTCTCAACGGGTGGTCTGCCTGTATTGCTCGGCTGGTTTTCGCCAGACTGCCGTCACTTCTCAAAAGCGAAGGGCGGCACGCCAGTTAAGAAGGAGATACGCGGTTTGGCGTGGGTGATTCTGCGCTGGGCGCTGGCGACCCGTCCGCGCGTGCTGATGATGGAGAACGTTGAAGAGTTCCGGTCATGGGGGCCATTGGTTGAAAAGGCGGGTAACTATTACCCAGACCCAGCCAAAAGAGGTGAAACATTTAACGCGTTTATTGGCATGTTGAGCACTGGCATTCCCGCGAATCATCCGGCGCTGGCTGAGTGTTGCGAATTCCTGAATATCGACATTAACGGCCCTGATGCCAAAAAATTGGTTAAGGGCTTGGGTTACAACGTTGATCACAGGGAGCGCAAGGCGTACATGTCTGGCGCGCCGACTATCAGAAAGCGCCTGTATGTTGTTGCACGATGCGACGGGCGGCCAGTTGAGTGGCCAGCAGCGGAGTATGGTGATCCACGATCGAAGGAATTTTCCGAGGGCAATTTAAAACCGTGGCGAACAGCTGCTGATTGCATTGACTGGCCACTACCGACACGTTCCATTTTAGGCCGGAAAAAGCCGCTGGCAGACAATACGTTAAAACGCATCGTTCGGGGTTTGGATCGGTTTGTGATTAATAACCCTGAGCCGTATATCGTGCGGATTGGGCAAACTGGTTTCGGTGGTGACCGGCTGTCGTATTCCGTAAATCAGCCCATTACGACCGTCACCAGCAAAGCGGAACATCTGCTGATAGAGCCATTCGCCGTTAAGTGTAATCACACCAGCAATCGCAGTGCGTACGACTGTTTCCGAGGTCAATCGTTGCGGGAGCCATTACAGACGATAACGCAGGCGCACGGATTTAGTATTGCCGCTCCTGTGGTTGTACGTCAGTTCGGTAATAGCACAGCTAACCCCGTAGATACCCCGCTAGGAACTGTCACTGCGGGGGGCGGTGGAAAGAGCCAGTTATTATCTGCAATTTTGGTTGGTGCTGGTGGCCCCAAGTATTCGGGAAAACCGCGTGACATTAACGCGCCATACGACACGGTACCGACGTCATCACATAAAGCTGTTATCGCAGCCAACCTGATTAAGCATTACGGCGGTGGTTACTCTGGGCCAGGTTGTTGCATGGATGAACCGCTGCATACAGTAACTCAGGTCGATCATCATTCCTTGTGCTCATCACACCTCATCAAGTTGCGTGGAACCTGCCAAGATGGGCAGCAATCAACAGAGCCGGTACCAACAATCACCGCTGGTGGTCAACATGTCGGGCATGTTCAGGCGTATCTGACAAAATACTACGGCAATGAGCGTGACGGCGTTTCTATCACTGAACCGATGCACACAATTCCGACGCGGGATCGATTCGGACTGACTGAAGTTGAATGCGAAATACAGCCATTAACTGACGAACAACGATATAACGCATGGTGCTGCGCTCGGCTGTTTGAGGCGTACAGTGATTTACCTGATGACCCCCATCTATTCCCAGCCCCGCGGCGTCAATACCTGCGCGTTGGTGATTACGTCATCATCGATATTTGCATGCGGATGCTATCGCCACGCGAGTTGTATAACGCTCAAGGATTCCCGCCTGATTACATTATCGATCGCGATCCAGATGGAAACCCAATATCACAGAAAGATCAGGTAGCACGTTGCGGCAATGCCGTCTGCCCAACAGAGGCAAGGGCATTAGTTGCTGCAAACTTGCCCGAATACTGCGCATGGCAGGTGGCTGCATGACAGACACTAAAGAGCGTGCCGCCGCACGTAAAAGAGCACAACGTGAGCGCCAGCGGGAGGCTGGCGTAACCAAGCTGGAACTGAATCTTGATGCTCAGGAACTTGATATGTTGCGCCGCAATTGTGTGCTACGCCGTCCGGGTAAGGAACCCTATGACATGGATGAATATATCCAACTGCTGATACGGCAAGATGATGCCAGAGTGCGCCAGCGTATTCAGTCGCTCAACCGCCAATGCTGCGGGAAATGCGGTGAGTCGTTGCCAGTAGCATCATGCTGCATGAGCGGTGATTCTGATTGCTGGAATACAAGCGGGTGGCATGAAATAAAATTAGATATATAGTTCTGTGACATGTCACAAGGAGAACAGAGATGAATCAACTAAACGAAAGTGATTTTAATGAAATAGCTAGATTGTTAAGAAATATATCCAGATCCAATACGAAATCATCAGCAAAAAATGATATTTCAAATTTTAATGGTTTGAAAAATAAGATAAATAGCTCGCTTAGTGAGTATGCTCAGGATAAATTAAGTGCAGCATTCATTTGTGCTGATGAGGCCTCGGGACAGGTAAGTGATAAAGAGAGTAAGATTGAAACCTTTGAGAATGAGCTTTATAAATTTCAGAGAATTATTAACAAACCTTTCTAAACATACAGTACAATAAACACATCGGACTGAACACCCGATAACCCAAACAAAGCAACTGCGCCATTACTGAGGATAGGTAATGGCACAGCATTCATTTGTAAAGTCAGCTGGTGGAATATTAATTCCCGCCACACCTGATTCTAACGAGTTCGTCAAGAAGCTAAAGACGGGCGCGGTTATTTATGCCGATTTCAAGCAAGCGCGAAACGCGGCATTTCATCGTAAATTCTTCTCACTCCTGAATCTCGGCTTTCACTACTTTGAACCGGACGGCGGTGCCATATCTCCTGCTGATAAAGCCCTTGTAAACGGTTTTGTAAAATGGATTGCTTACTATGCAGGCCACGAAGGGACAATTCAGGAACTAGCCGATCAATATCTCAGCGATACTGCACAGAAACGAGCAATCAATATCACGGCGGTGAAATCGTTCGAGTCGTTCAGATCATGGGTGACGATTGAAGCGGGATTCTACGTTACGTTTTACATGCCCGATGGCACCCGCCGTAACGAACCCGAATCAATTAAGTTTTCAAAAATGGATGATCTGAAGTTCGGCGAACTCTATAAAGCGGTGCTGAACGTACTCTGGAATTACATCCTCTACCATACTTTCCCCACTCAGCAGGCAGCAGAGAACGCAGCCGCGCAACTGCTGGAGTACGCCGCATGACCAATTTTAAAAAAGAGGCGCGCGGCCGCGATTGTCAGATACGCATACCAGGCGTATGCAATTTCAATCCTGAAACAACCGTACTTGCTCATTATCGACTGGCTGGAACATGCGGCACTGGAATTAAGCCCGACGATATCCAGGGCGCGTGGGCGTGTAGCTCCTGTCACGACGAAATAGACCGCAGAACGCGGCACACAGAGACAGAAACGGCACTCCTTTGTCACGCCGAGGGCGTTATGAGAACACTAAACATTTTGATAGCGGAGGGGAAGCTATGATCTATCCATCTGAGGTTGGAAAAGGTGGAGAGATTCTCCGCTTACGCACATTGGAAAGTGTTTGGATTCAGGGGAAATTAAAAATGTGGGGGCGCTGGTCAGCGATAAATACCAACCCAACGGCAACGGATATGTTTAAGAAATTACTGGGTAAATATGTTGTCAGCCAAGATGATATGAGCAAAGCCCTTAAAGCCTTGCGTAAAAAAGGGTGCTCATCAAAAGAGCTCGAATCATGGGTAAACGACATGCTTCAGCAGAGCAGGCATAGCAGCCTGGTATTCTGTACCGACGATGAGGGACTGGTGATGGACAAAGTTATAGCTGGAGCAATGAAAGATAATCGCCCCTTACTGCGTCTGCTTGAGCGTCGGTATCAGGGGAAAATGAGCATGCGTGAAATCGCAGAAGAATTTCACGCAACACATCCAGAATTGAGCCTAATGACGTGCCGGCGCCGTATTGATGTGTGGCTGGGAATGGCTGAATCAATGTTATATCAGCCGATGTGTGACGCATTTGAGACGAATAGCAAAAGATTTTACTTGCAAAGTGAGCCAGTCACTGATTGAATACAGCTATGCTTCGCGAAGCTGTATTCGCAAGCGGCAGAATATCAGAAACCCGCCATCAGTGCGGGTTTTTTATTTATCTACCTAAAGAACGAGAAAAAGATTCGAAATGGGCTAGTTCATTTTCCGGCGTTGTTGATGAATACTTAAGTTTTGAGCTAATAGCTGAAAGATTTTTCTTTGTTAGAAATTTTCTGGCATCGTGAAAGAGATTTTTTAATTGTCTTATCCTTTCGTCTATAGTGTTGGCAACTTGCGCAATCGACAATATCGCTGGGCTAGAAGCATTATCTAGATCTAGCTGACGTATAGATTTTATGTCTTCAGATATGGAAACAAATCGCTCTCGTAAATTGTTTTCTGGTAAAAGGACATTAGTAAAAGATACCGTCCCCATAATGTATTCGGTGGTCGCTTCTCCAGACTCTCGCATGTGTCTATTGGTTGCAAATAAGATAGAACGGGCCCATTTCTCGGTTTCAATCTCGTTAAGCGTTACGATACCATCCTGACTCTTGGCTAGAAGTCTTATCTCTGTGGCAGCTAAGCGACCCGCAAAATTTGCGTTCTGGATTTTTTCAATATTAATTGCGCAAGCATCTATAGATGGCTTTGTGTTCCTCAACACATCTATAGATGCTTGCCAAATGTTACATTTTTCCTTTGCTTCATAAACAATAGACTTGTTCGTTTCTAATCTCATGAATTTGTCAAATTGCTCTGTAAGCTCCGTGAATTTAACGCCAAACTCTTCGCCACCGCATATGTTGCCGATATTTGTTTCGACACCAATCTCCGTTCGAACTAGGTAACCCATTTGATGTGGTTGATTACAGCCTTTCAATCCACAATGAATTTTTTCTTTAAATCTATAATAACCAATTATTTCAGATAGCTTATGTTCAGACTTGATGATTTGTTTTGAGAAGCAAGCTCTACTGGTGATCTCTTCCCAATTGTCGATTTTTTTGCTGCCTTCTGCTGTGCGAATAAAGATCATAAGTTTCTTCCATTGATTGACCATTGACTATTTTAACGCCACAGTGATGATAGATCTATAACCTACAAGGGTTGCACTAGCGCGTGGCTCTTTTATGCTCTTTTCCTGTTGCTAATCTATATTGAGAAGTGATTTAACTAATTGAAATGTAATCATTATAATTATTCTTATGCTTACTATTTCATTTCTCTGGCAAGGTATCTATAGGAAAAGAACATGAAACTTAATTTAATTAAGCTTTTACCGATTTTTTTGCTGGCGGGTTGTACTGCGACATATCAACCAGCCCAAACGTCTGATGTAATCGAATTGACTTCTTCTGCACCAGCAGTTGCGGCAGCAACAGTTGATAATTGTCTGGTGGGTTGTCCAACGGGTGGTAGCTCACAAACAGAAATTCGTGAGGCGTACACTTTGAACAACAACGCGTCGACCAAATTTGCGAATTGGGTGGCGTATAAAATCACCAAGACCAGCCAGGCCAGCAATCGCCCCAGAAATTGGAAGCAAGATCCTGCTTTCCCGCCTACCGATACACTAGCTCCTAGTGCATATGATGGTGCAAATGCAGCGTTAGCTGTTGACCGTGGGCATCAGGCTCCGCTTGCTGGTCTGGGCGGAACATCCGATTGGGAGGCATTAAATTACCTCTCAAATATCACCCCTCAAAAAGCCGCCCTAAACCAAGGGGCTTGGGTACGCTTAGAAGATAAGGAGCGTGCGCTGGCAAATAGTGCTGGTGTATCAGCGGTCTACTCTGTTACTGGCCCACTATTTGAGAAGAACATTGCGACGTTACCAAGCGCGCCAACAGTTCAGATACCGAGTGGCTATTGGAAAGTAATATTCATTGGTTCCAGTCCAGATAAAGGGGAGTATGTTGCGTTCCTAATGAATCAGGACACACTGAAAAGTTCTGATTTCTGTAGTTATCAGGTCACGGTTGACAGCATTGAACAGAAAACAAATCCAAAGCTGAGTATTTGGTCAGCCCTGCCTGCAAACATCGCAGCGATCGTCAAATCGCAAAAAGGGACGCTGGCTAAAAATAAATTTGGTTGCCCCTGATACATTCACCGCGAATTAATTCACAGACCCGCCATTGAGCGGGTTTTTATTTTGATTTAAATGCAATCAAGGCGATAGCGGCCACAAGAGTTAGTGCCGATCCATATGCTTTGTATACGGAGCTTTTAGTGCCAGATGAAATCGATTGTGCACATTTGGGGCAAAACTCATCATCATAGAGTTCACCACCTTTAGTGTAATCTTCGCATCCAAACCCACGACAAACATATACCGACTCTTTGCATTCTGGACATTGGCACTTATCTCTACGGGCGTAGTTGGCTTCAACCACCACTGGACGTACATTTTTCTTACAAAATGGACATACCCCTAAGCTTTTGAGTTTCATTTTAGTCTCCCTTGTATTGTTGTTATCGCTCAACTGTGGATGATCTTTATATTGCAATCATATTTTATTAAGCACTTTAGTTAAAACGCCCCAAATACCTCAAGGTCGCCATGTGCGGCCTTTTTTATTTCCTGTAAATCACACACAGCGCCCCGTACAGCGGAGGTGGAGTCATGATCCGTATGGACAAAGTTACCACTGGTATTTCATACGGGGCGTCCGGTGCCAGTTCTGGATATTGGATGCTCCAGTTACTCGATACAGTTTCTCCCACTCAATGGGCGGCAATCGGTGTTCTCGGTAGCCTCGTTTTCGGTCTGCTGACGTTTCTCGTCAATCTGCATTTCAAAATCAAAGAGGATCGTCGTAAAGCGGCGCGGGAGAGCTAATGAGCAAGCGTAAAATTGCAGCAGGGGTTATTTGTTCCGTCAGCGTCATTATCGGGATTGTGCTGGATAACGGACAACTAAGAACGAATAAGGCGGGGCTGGAGTTAATCGGCAATGCTGAGTCGTGTCGTCGTGACCCTTATGTGTGTCCTGCTGGCGTACTGACGGACGGCATCGGTAACACGCACGGTGTTGTGAGCGGAACGCGAAAAACCGACGAGCAGATCGCCGCCGACTGGGAGAAAAACATCTTGGTCGCTGAGCGTTGCATTAATCGTGAATTCCGTGGTCGTGATATGTCAGATAACACGTTCAGCGCAATGGTTTCTGGTGCGTTCCGGCTGGGTTGTACGGGGCTGAAAACCTATTACAGCAGAGCAAGCGGCCAGCGCGTGCAAACGTCAATTCACAAATGGGCGCAGGCTGGTAGTTGGGCGAACATGTGTAACCGCCTGCCGGACTTTGTTAACGGCGGCGGTCAGCGTTTGCTGGGGCTCGTCATTCGTGCTGAAAAAGAGAAAGCGCTATGTCTATCCGGCGTTCAGTAATCATTGCTGCGGTATCGCTGGTGGCTGGATTCGTTACTGGTCTGTACGTTCAGGGGCTGCGCTGGGATGCTGATGCTGCTGAAATTGGGCGCAAGCAGTCTGACGATATCAGCGCCAGCCAGCAGGCCATCATTGCGCGTCAGTCGTTTGATTTTCAGCACTACAACGAGATAGCACGCAACGCGAATCAGTACGCTATCAACATCAAAGGGCAGTCAGATGAAAAACAGATTGTTTACAGGACAATTATTAAACGTGACCCAGTTAGTCGCCAGTGCGTCCCTGATGATGTTGCTGATCGGCTGCTCGACTACACGTACCGTTTACGTGCCAGCGCAATGCACGCCGTTGCCAGCGGAGTTGACACAGCCGGTTCTAGTTCCGCTGCCTCCGGCTGCCGATTAACGTATGCGCAGGCTGTTTATTGGATTGATCCGTTACTAACTGTGATTAACCAGGCTAATAGCCAACTGGCGGGAATACGCGAAGCTGAATCAGATCGCGCTCGCTGAAAAATAACACCAAGGGGTTTATTATGCTCATTCAGTTAAATCACTTGGAGAAAGGAATGGACGTTACTTACCAAGATATTCAACAGCAATACCTGCTCACGAAAAAGAGGCACGGAGAGAGAAGAGCTAAGCTGCATCAGGATGCATATAGCCTTGTTGCAGAGTATAAAGATTCGCTGGCGCTCAAATCGGATACGTGGCGTAACAGTCAGGCGGATGATAACCCATACGTTACGACAGGAATACTTAGCAAAGGGGAGTACCAAAGAAAACCAATATCCTCATTTGATATTGACGAATCGCTATCGTTGAAGTTTGTCATCGCCACGGTGATCGATGATTCCATTATGGGTGGTTCTTATTACCTCATTGACATATCAATGCGCTATGAGAACGGGCTTCTTATTGTGGATATTGGGGCCGGGAAAGAAGAGATCATTGTAGCCGACCCTGGCAAAGATGGAGGCTATTACGCAGTTTGTTCGTGCATCAAACAGCTAGTCCTATCCGGCTTAATTGATCATCGACTGGAATAGATGAACTCACACGGATCGACTATCGAGGCTGTGAAGTAAGGCATTAAAGCAGGCATTCACTGAGTGCCTGTGATACTAAGTATTGAAAATTTAAGGTTTGAGTGATAATTATTACAACCTTCGAATATAAACAAGGGTTGTGTATGAAAATCATAGGTATAGATAGAGAGTTAAGTAGCGAAGACGAAGGTATGGGGGATCGTTATTTCATCTTAGAAGATGATCCCCCTCTTTATTGGCCTCAATTTTTTGATATTGTTCATAAAGAATTTTTTTCAATGCAAAAGCGGCGCGCAAGGATTGAAGGGAAGAATGTCATTGTCTGTTGCTTGCGTGATGAGTTACAACAACAGTTAAACGATTTGAAAGTGCAATGTGCGCAAGCTTCGAAAGAGGCAGCAAACTATGCTGCTGAGTTAGAGGCTGAAAGAAATGCACAGGAAGTTCATCTAGCAGCTCAGCGAAAGGCTGCCGATGATGATTATGATAAATTAAAATTTGATGATTGATTAACGCATTGATTTTATTGATTATTATTCTTATCCTTTTCTTTAGGCCACTAACGTTCATTGGTGGCTTTTTTATTTCCATCACAAAGGCCACTCCACCAGAGTGGCTTTTTTAATGGCTTAACAACAGGAAGACAGCCGTGGTGAATGAAGACGAGCACCGACCACTACCAACAACTGCATTCGTTGAAGATTTCGCACCGTACATACGGCTGATACCCGCTGAAGGTGTTTACGAGTGGGTACAGGAGCAAATAATCTCCGATGCCGGCCATCTTCATAACCCCGACCACTTCCACCTTACAGGCGCTGATATCGCGTTTATGTGGGCATCCAGTGCATTTGCCAAAAAGGGGCGCGCTGTTCTTGGTCAGGCCGAAGAGGTAGCGTTCCGTGCCGGTGGCTGGCAGAAAGCGCGAATGGAACAACAGATGCATGAATGGTTCGGACGGGTGCCGACATTCATTATCACGCTGGCCGCTGACTACTGCGCACAGTGTAGCGATTTGGACTTCTGCGCACTCATCGAACATGAGCTTTACCATATTTGCCACGCTACGGATGAATTCGGCGCACCGAAATTTAAACGAGATTCGGGATTGCCAGTGCTGAAAATGCGCGGACACGATGTTGAAGAGTTTGTCGGCGTCGTTCGTCGCTATGGTGCAAGCCGCGATGTGCAGGAGATGGTTGACGCGGCAAACAACAAGCCGGAGGTTGCTCACGTCGATGTAGCGAGAGCGTGTGGAACGTGCATGCTCAGGCTGGCATAACTTTTATTTTCTTTGTCATGGAGGTGACCAATGGCAGCATTATCGACAGAGGTTAAAGCCTTCATAGTTCAATCGCTTGCGTGTTACGAGAGCACATCAAAAATCATCACGCTTGTAAAAGAAGAATTTAACTTAGTTGTCACCAGGCAGCAGGTGTCTGCTTATGACCCATCGAACGCGATGGCTAAGAGTCTCAGTAAAAAATGGGTGGATCTTTTTCATGCCACCCGTGAACGTTTTCAGAATGAGATTTCCGATATCCCGATCGCTAACAAGGCGTATCGATTACGGGTTTTAAACCGAATGTCAGAACAAGCTGAGAAAATTAAAAACCTCGGCATGACGGCGCAACTACTGGAGCAGGCCGCTAAAGAGGTTGGCGACGCATACACCAACAAACTGAAGGTAGAGAGCACAGGCAAGGATGGCGGCCCCATTCAAACGCAGGTTACAAACCTATCGCCGCAGGAAGCAGCTGACGCTTATAAAAATATGATGGGGTAAAACTGCAAAAATAGCCACTTTGAGCAGCAAACAGGCTATGCACTTTCACCCCTGTTTTATGCACGATTTATTCACCACTTTTTGACCAACTTCCGCAAGAAAACATAGAGAAACAAGCGCTTCACGCGGTTTGCGTGGTGAGTGCTTTTTCGGTGGTGCGCAAAATCCACAATATGTTAAATAGCCCCAAATCTCACACATTTTTCAGAGTAGCGACTCATGCCTATTCCGTTCCCGTTCGACTTCAAAAAACCGGACTACACGCAGGTTTTTGAGTGGCGAATGGAGCGATTACAGCGCATTCGCCAGAACCCTGATCAGCTTCCTGCGCTGCGGCAATTTTACAAGGATAACCCGGCACAGTTCATTATCGATTGGGGGATGACTACTGACCCCCGAAACATCGATTACGGACTGCCCGTTACTATTCCGTTTCTGCTGTTCCCCAAACAGGAGGAATGGATTCACTGGATCATGACCCGCAGACAGAATCTCGAAAACGGTATTACTGAAAAAAGCCGTGAGATGGGACTGAGCTGGACATCAATCGGCCTGGCCTGCTCCTTATGTCTCTTTAACAAAGAAATGGTAATCGGCTTCGGTTCCCGTAAAGAGGAATACGTTGATAGTACCGGCGACCCAAAGGCGCTGTTCTGGAAGGCGCGGAAGTTTGTCGAAATGCTCCCCGCTGAGTTTCGCGGAGCGTGGAGTGATAAAAAACATGCGCCATATATGCGCGTGGAGTTTCCCGATACTGGTGCCGTCATCAAGGGTGAAGCGGGGGACAATATAGGCCGCGGTGACCGTACAACGCTTTATTTCGTGGATGAGGCGGCGTTCCTTCAGCGACCGATGTTGATTGACGCTGCGCTATCACAGACAACCCGTTGCCGTATTGATCTCTCATCAGTAAACGGAATGAGCAACCCCTTTGCTCAGAAGCGCCATAGCGGGCGTATCCCGGTATTCACGTTTCACTGGCGTAGCGATCCACGCAAGGATGATGAATGGTACCGGAAAGAATGTGAAAAACTGGATAACCCCGTTGTTGTCGCGCAGGAGTTGGATCTCAACTATCAGGCATCTGCCGAGGGCATTCTCATCCCATCAGAATGGGTACAGGCTGCTGTCGACGCTCACATTAAGCTGGGGATCCAGCCGTCTGGGCGCCGTCTGGGCGCAATGGACATCGCTGATGAAGGTAAGGATAAAAACGCATTCTCCGCTCGTTACGGTTTCCTGCTTCAGGACGTAAAGGAGTGGTCTGGTGTTGGCAGCGACATTTACGCGTCAGTTGAGAAGTCGTTCGGCTTCTGTGACGAGTACGGGCTCGATGAGTTTCGGTTTGACGAAGATGGATTAGGCGCTGGCGCTCGTGGTGACGCGAGAGTGATTAACGAACTGCGCAGCGCTGAAGGTGTCCGGCAAATCACAGCCACACCGTTCCGTGGCAGTGGCGGCGTGTTTGATCCTGACGATGAGGCCGTACCAGGCGACAACGGGAAACCAGCCCGCATCAATAAAGATTTCTTCGCAAATGCGAAAGCACAGAGCTGGTGGCATCTGCGAAAGCTATTCCGCAACACGTATCGCGCTGTTCAGGGCATGGATTACCACCCTGACGAAATCATTTCAATCAGTGGCGAGATGGCAAACAAAGACAAGCTCGTCATTGAATTATCCCAACCAACTTACTCAATCAACGGCGTTGGGAAAATTGTGGTCGATAAGCAACCAGACGGGACGAAATCACCCAACCTGGCTGACACCGTCATGATCAACTACGCGCCGATGGATACCGCACTGGATATCTGGAACCTGCTAGGAGGCCAATAATGGCACGCAATAAAAAAGTGGCCACGGTTGACAGCTATGACAATTTCATTGCCCGTGTCGGCATGCAACAGCCTAATCAGCACGCCGCATCGACCTATCGAGCGAACTATACCAGCCGCAACCGGCTACTGATTGAATATACGTACCGTTCCTCATGGATTATCGGCGCTGCTGTCGATTCGAAAGCAGATGACATGACGAAAAAAGGTGTGCGCATCACCAGCGAGATTGACCCGAAGCGTCGCGGTATTCTTGAATCCAAATTCGAAGAGTTGCAACTTTGGGACGCGCTCAACGAAACTCTGAAGTGGTCGCGTCTGTACGGTGGGGCTGTTGCACTGGTCCTCATTGAGGGGCAGGCACCGTTAACCCCGCTGATGCTGGATAAAGTCGGCAAGGGGAGTTTTAAGGGGCTGTCCGTTCTCGACCGTTGGATGATTAATCCTCAGCTTACCAGGCGCATTAAGACGCTGGGACCAAATCTTGGCAAGCCGGAGTTCTACGATATCGTGACAACAGCGCAGGGGCTTCCTGCCTGGACGGTTCACCATAGCCGCTTGATCCGTATGGACGGTGTGAAGCTGCCGTATCAGCAGAAAATCACCGAAAACGAATGGGGAATGTCGATTGTTGAGCGTATTTTTGACCGACTGACATCCTACGACAGCACCAGCGTTGGCGCTGCACAGTTGGCCTATAAGGCGCACCTGCGTACCGCGAAAATTAAAAAGCTGCGCGAGATTATCGCCATGGGCGGCAAACCCTTTGAGGCGCTGCTCAAAAATATGGACATGGTGCGCCAGTTCCAGACGAATGAGGGTATGTCCCTGTTTGATGCGGATGACACTTTCGAAACCCATTCTTATTCTTTTGCTGGCCTATCCGATCTGTTGAGCGAGTTTAAAGAGGATATTGCGGGGGCTGTTGGTATTCCTCTGGTTCGCCTGTTCCGTCAGTCACCGAAGGGGTTTTCAACTGGCGATGCTGACCTGGCAAATTACTACGATGATGTCGGAACGCTACAGGAGCGAGATTTACGCCCTCATATCCGCCTGCTATTCGATGTGTTGCACCGCTCAGAGTTTGGCGAGCCGTTGCCGGAAGACTTCACGTTTGAGTTTAACCCCCTGTGGCAGATGTCCGATGTGGACCGCTCTACGGTAGCAACCAACACCACGACCGCGTTGGCTACCGCCGTGCGGGATTTAGGCATGTCTCCTGCTGCTGCCCTGACGGACTTACGAGAGCTTGCGGATGTTACTGGTGTCGGCGCTTCAATAACGGACGAGGATATTAAGAATGCGGCCAAAGAGTGGGAGGAGTCTGAACTTGAAGCCGGGCCTCCGCCGCAAATCGGAGCGCCAGTACCTGAAAAGCCTACAGGCGATAGCGCAGCAAATCGGCGCGATCGTGGCTGGTTCCTACGATGGCTCTCAAAATAGCGCTGATTCGATAGCTAACACGCTGGTGGATTATTCGGACGTGATCGGTGACTGGGCGGAAATGGTTGGCATGAAAATGTTCGCTCAGGTTGAGCAGGAAGAATGGAATCAGTGGCGATCGGTATCGGAAGAAATATCCATCGGGTTGCGCGACGTTGTGGGAAATACCCCCGTTGGCGCTGTTGCGCGGGATATCGTGGCACGCCAGATTCAGTACATGAAGTCGCTACCGCTGGAGGCGGCAAGCCGTGTATCTGAGATACAGGAGCGAGCCATAGAGGCGGTTATTCGTGGCGAACGTCCCGATGCGCTGTACGAGATGATCATGCAGTCGGGTGATGTGGCTGCCGGACGCGCCCGAATGATAGCTCGTACTGAGATTGGCCGCGCCACTGGCGCACTGACACAGGCGCGAGCGTTGGCTGTCGGTTCAGAGGGGTATTGGTGGCGCATTGAGGGCGCTGGAACTCGCCCATCACACAGAAAGATGAAAAATGTGTTTGTGCGATGGGATAACCCGCCAACGCTTGACGGTATGACCGGGCATGCCGGATGCCTGCCTAACTGCGAATGTTGGTCAGAGGTACACATACCGGAGCCGAGGAAATGATCCATAATAAGTGATCATCAACTTGGGATGGATTCGAAAATGATGCAGAAAGTACATCAGTTGAATGGATTTGAGTTCAGTCATGACCGCTTCAATCTGGATGGGCAGTGGATTTTTTCATGGTACTTCAGGCCGACTGGGAAACATGAGTGGTGCTATTACAGCCTGCCATCAGGGAAAACCAAAAAATCAGACGTAATTAAGCTACTGGAGGATAATGAAACCGCATCTGCTTACTATCAAGATTGGCTAGATGGGGCCAGTGACGTAGAGGCAGCTGAACTTCGTTTAAGTCGGGCTCGGGATGCATGGACTCGTATTTCCCATCCAGACTGGGGTGGGCGTGGTAATAATCCCAATAGCGACGCACTCAGAGTGAAGCAGGCGAGATATGAATTAGAAAATGCCGAGAGAGGATTAGAGTCCGCTAAAGCATTAAAAGACAGATTGAGTAAATAACCCCACAAGGCCGCTAATCGCGGCCTTTTTTATACCCGCAATTCAGCAGGTAACTCATGAAATATTTCTTTAAAACCCGTCTGGGTAACACCCGCTATCAACTTGCTGACGGTTCCGTCCTGTTTAAAGACGTACCGATCGCAAGAACTGGTGAGCAGGAGTATGACGCCACCGAGCGACCGGAACTCGTCCCGAATGACAAAGGTAAGGTCATCGTTCGTCGAACTCCGGAAGAGGTATTCAGCGAGCGCGCCATGGCGTCATTCGAGGGGATGGCTGTCACCATCGGCCACCCCCGCGACTTTAACGGCCAAATCATCTTTGTCACACCAGATAACTGGCGTCAGCTTGCACACGGGCACATTCAGAACGTGCGGCGTGGGACTGGCACCGATTCCGATCTGCTACTGGCTGACGTCATCGTTAAAACACCTGAGGCGTTACAAGCCATCGACGATGGCGAAGACGAGGTCAGTTGCGGATATGACGCCGACTACGAACAAATTTCACCCGGTCTCGCTAACCAATCTGCGATTACCGCTAATCATCTGGCCCTTGTCCCTAACGGGCGGGCTGGTTTCCGTTGTGCAGTAGGAGATTCTATGCCAAGCACTACTAAAAACTGGTTTACCCGGCTTCTTAAAGCCCGAAAAACCGGGGATGCCGCTGAAATGGCGAGCCTTATCGATAACCCGCCTGGCACCGTGACCGGGGATGACGACGTGACATCCACCATGACGCCTGGCGGTGTGGTCATTAACCTTGCCCCGCAAAATCCGCTTCCTGGTCCGGCATTGCCCGGCACTGGTGATGCGGAGGAAGAAATCCCAGCCTGGGGTAAAGCGTTGATTGAAGCGATCGCCAAACTTACCCCAGCCGCCGCAGCGTCTGCTGGCACTGATGATGAAGATGAAGAGGAGAAGAAAGAGGAAGAAGGCAAGGTGACTGGCGATGCCGCTTACCGCGCTGACCTCATTCAACCCGGCATCCAGTTGCCAGAGAAAGCGAAACCGACAGCGTTTAAACGTCAGGTTCTCGCGTCTGCCGATCAGTCTCTGGTGCGCTCCATCGTCGGTGATGCTGATATCAGCAAGCTGAAAAAAGCCACGATTGATATGGCGTTTACCGCCATTTCTGAGGTTGCTAAAAACCGTAACACCGCAGCCAAAACCGTTGATGGATTTCGAAACATCAACTCCAGCACCACTAGAACCATCGCGGAAATTAACGCTGCCGCGAAGGAAATCTGGGCCAAACGCTAACGAGGCATTCAATGGATAACACTTTTCTTTACCGGATGCCTGCGGGCATCGCCGGGGCGATCTCTCGCCCGCAGGATCTGACGGTCGAGCCTCAGACACTGGACAGCACGAAGGTATTCGCCGCGTACGGCCTTGCCGGGAAGTTTTCGGCAGGTAAGTTTGTGCCGATTGAGGCGGCTGATGCTGCTACCGTCGTGGTGGGCATCTATGTTCGCCCGTACCCAACAGCTTCCCAGCCTGACAAGGTGCGCCAGATTGGTAGCGGTTATAACTTTGCGGGCGACTGCATGAAGCGTGGCTACGTGACAGTAAATCTCGGTGCTGACGCCAGCGCGGTGACGCTTGGCGGCGCAGTCTATATGCGCGTGGACACACCGACTGCATCCAGCCCGCTGGGGGCGTTCCTCGCTGCTGCTGACGGAACCAATACGGTGCAAATCACTAACGCTTACTTCAATGGCCCCGGCGATACCAACGGCAACATTGAACTCGCCTTTAATATTTAAGGAAATCGCAAATGCCAATGACATTTGACCAGGCCACCATTGATAGTTCTGGTGCCTTTCTTGTTCATGAGTTGGAACGCCTCGACCAGAATCTGAACCTTCCGCTGACGTCCCAGACGTGGAGCCGCGACATTCAGTTACGCGAAGACGTGTCTATCGCTGACGAAATCAGCTCTTTCACCAACACCACCTTTGCTGCTGCGGGTACACCTAACGCCAATGGTAAAAACTGGATCAGCCCACTGGCCACAGCCATTGCTGGTATCAATGTTGATATTGAGAAAAAAGGGTTTCCGCTCGAATTGTGGGGTATGGAGCTTGGCTGGACAATTATCGAACTGAAAGCTGCCGCGCAGGTTGGACGCCCCATTGATACCCAAAAATACGATGGCATGCAGCTGAAATGGAACATGGACACCGACGAGCAGGTTTATATCGGTGACGCTGCGAAAGGTGCCAAAGGGTTGCTTAACCTGCTTCAGGTGACGCCAACCAATGCTATCAAACCGTGGGCAACCTCAACCGCCGACGAAATCCGCGCCAGCATCAACCAGGTGCTGAGTAACGCGTGGGCCCGTTCAGCGTATTCCAAAGTGCCAGAGGATTTGCTAATTCCGCCTGAGCAATACTCGTTCCTTGCGAGCACGATTGTTTCCAGTGCCGGTAACCAGTCTCTGCTGACCTATCTGGAGACGAACACCATCGCCTATCACCAGAACGGCAAGCCACTGAATATTCGTCCGGTTAAATGGGTGAAGGGTCGCGGTGTCGGTGGTACCGATCGCATGGCGGCCTACACCAACGATAAGAAGTTTGTACGGTTCCCGATGGTGCCGTTGCAAAGCGTGCCGATTCAGTATCGCGGCCTGTATCAGCTGGTGACCTACTACGGCAAGCTGGGGGCAGTTGAGCCAGTTTACCCGGAAACCCTGAACTACATGGATGGCATTTAATCCAGATACAGCCCCTTTCACAGGGGCTTTTTTCTAAGGAATACCGATGAAGAAAATCTATGTATTGACGGCGTTCAACTTCAACGATGGCGCGAAAATTACTCCTTTCGCTGCTGGTTTCCACGATGTGGACGACGCAGTAGCCGAGCACTGGTTTGTGAAAGCGCATTGCTCGCCTGATGGTGAAGCACCAGCAGTGGCAAATGACCCACGCATTGCAGAGCTTGAGGCGTTGCTTTCGCAGAAAGATGCTGACTTGCAGGTGTCGGTGGCGGACGCAGCGGAAAAAGACACACGCATTGCAGAGCTTGAGGGACAGGTTGCAACCCTGACCGCAAAAGTCGAAGAGCTTTCTAAGGTGGCGGGGAATGGCAAAAAATAACAGTTTGCCGACCGTTGCCCAGTTCCGTGAAACCTTTCCCCAGTTCGCTGACGAAACAAAGTACCCGACCGCAATGATTCAGGCACGTCTTACTATCGCTGACGTCCTTTTTAGTGAGTCGCGCTTTGGCGAGGATTTTTTCCCCTACCTCGTTGGGCTGTATGTCGCGCACTACATGTACCTTTACGCCGCTGATATGCGAGGTGTTGTCGTGGGTACCGCTGGTGGCGCAAATAGCGGCATACAGACGTCAAAGTCAGTGGACAAGGTGTCGGTTAGCTACGACGCCAGCGCGACGCTAGATCCGAATGCGGGATTCTGGAACAACTCTCGTTACGGCTCTGAGTTCTGGGAATACCTGATGGTATTCGGGGCTGGTGGTGTCCAGTTAGGTACGCCGCAATGAAAAGTGGCGTGACGGTAACGGCGGATAACGCTGACTCAATTATCGATGCCCTGACGCGCCTTTCCGGGATGGATGTGCTGGTGGGGATACCCGAGGGCAATGCGTCGCGTGATGACGGTCAGTTGAACAACGCCGAGATCGGTTATCTGCAATCAACTGGTGCAACGATTGAGATCGACGGTGCTGTCGTCACGTTACCGCCGCGCCCCTTTCTGGATATCGGTATTGAAGATACACGTGAGCGCACCACAGCACACCTAAAAGCTGCCGCAGAACTGGCACTGGAGGGGAACGCCGCTGGCGCTGAGCGTGAACTCGAACGTGCTGGGATTATCGCCTCTGACGGCGCGAAAAAGGTGATCAGTGATGGTGACCGACTCGCGCCGCTTTCCGAAAAAACACGAGAAAAACGACGGGCTAACGGGTTGCTGGGTGAAAAGCCGCTATACGCACACGGCTACCTGTTGCGCTCTATCACCTATGTTGTGAGGAAATAATCATGCCGCTGCTCGATGTTTCCGAAATACTGCTCGATCCCGATTTTGCTGATTTCTCGCTGATTTGTCATCGGCAGGTGCAGACAGTGGACGATGACAACTTCCCAACCAACACGCCGCAAGACATTCCATTTTCTGGCGTGGTGACCGTCGATCGCTCACTCGAGGCACGGCGCATGGCTGCCGGACAGAACATCAGGGGGGCTATTCTCATCGTGACGCAATTCCGACTGACGCAGGGACAGCCGCCATCAGATACCACGCCGCGGCTGGATGCTGATGTGGTGACCTATAACGGCCGCCGATATCGCGTGACGTTTGTCGATCCGTATACGAGCTATGGCGCGGGATTTGTTCAGGCGCACTGCGAGTTAATGGATTTTGACGGAGGGATACCCGTTGAGCAATGACAGCACATCGCGTGGCTATCTTAGCCCGGTCGGGGATACGCCTGCTTATGACGAAGAGCTTGAGCGGGAAATCAGTCGATGGATCCGTGGCGTGTCTGGCCTGCCTGCCGCGCAGGTTTTTCCGCGCTGGACAGACCCGCAGCCACAAATCCCGAAAAACGGCGTGACATGGTGCGGATTCGGTATCACCACTGTGCCGCAGCCGCTTAGCCAGTCAGACGTTCAGGTTTCGGAAGACCAGTCCGAGCAGTGGTCATGGGAAACCGTGACGGTTATCTGCTGCTTCTATGGTCCTCTCGGTGCCAGCACGGCGGCCACGTTCCGCGCGGGTATTTTCGTTGAGCAGAACAACGCTGAGCTAAACCTGACCGGGCTGTCGCTGGTGGAGGCGGGGACGCTCTATAACCTGCCTGAGCTCATTAACAACCAGTGGGTGAGGCGCTACGACATCACTGTCACGCTATCCCGTAAAAACACGCGCACTTACAACATCAAAACGCTGGTGGATGCGCCAGTATTCTTTGGAGATTAATTCATGGCACAGCAGGGCTTACCGTTGTCCAATGTTGTCAACGTTGATGTCATCATGTCGCCCACGGCGGCGACAGGCCGAAACTTTGGCTCGTTGCTGATTCTCGGTACATCAACCGTTATTCCCGTCACCGAGCGCCTGCGGCTTTATTCCGGCGTTGAAGATATCGGCGATGATTTCGGTGTGGATTCGCCAGAATACGCCGCCGCCACGGTGTTCTTTTCACAATCCCCGAAACCGACACAGGTGTATATCGGGCGCTGGGCGAAAACGCTCGCAGCCGGAGAAACCGGAGCGGTCGAAACGCTGATTCAGGCCGTCAATGCCTCGCTTCAGTTTACTAACTGGTACGGATTGGGGGTGGCTGACAGCGCGGATCTGCTGGATGTCGATGTACTGGCGGTGGCGGCGGCGATTGAGTCGGCCCGCGTCAGTCGCATCTTTGCCGTTACTACTGATGCGGCGGCAACACTGAGTACAACCAGTACCGACGATCTGGCATCAAAACTGAAAGCGGCGGGGTACGCACGCACATTCACGCAGTATTCCACCAGCAGCAAATACGCGGCGCTGTCTGCGTTTGGTCGGGCGTTTACCGTGAATTTTAATGGCAGCAACACCACCATTACGCTGAAATTCAAACAGGAGCCCGGCGTCACGTATGAAACCCTGCAGATCAATCAGGCCGCCGCCGTCGATGCGAAAAACTGTAACGTTTACGTGTACTACGAAAACGATACGGCAATTCTTCAGCAGGGTGTTATGGCAAACGGCGACTTCTTCGACGAACGCCACGGACTGGACTGGCTACAAAACTACGTACAGACCAACCTCTACAACGTGCTGTACACCAGCACAACCAAAGTGCCTCAAACCGATGCGGGTGTAACACGCCTGCTGGCGAACGTTGAACAATCCATGGATCAGAGCGTGACGAATGGCTTAGTTGCACCCGGTGTGTGGAATGGTGGACCGATAGGCCAGTTGGCAAGCGGTGACACGCTGACAAAAGGCTACTACGTCTATGCGCAGCCGATATCCGCGCAGGCACAGGCAGACCGCGAAGCCCGTAAAGCGCCCGTTATTCAGGTTGCGTGCAAGCTGGCCGGCGCTGTGCATTACGCTGACGTACAAATCAACGTTGTCCGTTAAGGGGGATCAATGAGCACCTATTCATTTTTGGACGTTACCGCATCCCTTGCAGGCCCAACCGGAATTGTCGATCTCGGTTACGGTTCGGCAGCCTCGGAGGAAGGGATCACGGTTGTCATGACCGAGGCAAAAAACACGATGACTGTTGGCGCTGACGGCGAAGTGATGCACAGCCTGCACGCGGGGAAATCCGGCACCATCACAGTCACGTTGCTGAAAACTTCCCCGGTAAATAAAAAACTGTCCCTGATGTACAACGCGCAGAGCCAGTCTTCAGCGACGTGGGGCAATAACGTCATCGTAGTGCGAAACAAGGCATCAGGTGACACGTCAACTGCGCGCTCTGTCGCGTTCCAAAAACAGCCGGATCACGCTAACGCAAAAATCGGCAACACGGTGTCGTGGGTGTTTGACTGCGGCAAAATCGACCAACTGCTGGGAGAGTTTTAATTGGAAATCACACTGAAAAGCCATGATTACCGCCTGTCAAAGCTGGGCGTTTTTGACCAACTGAAGGTAACGCGAAAATTACTGCCGATGCTGGCGGGCATGCTGTCTAACGCGGGTGATTTGAAGTCGCTACAGGCAGACGGCGTTACGCAGGCACTCCCCCAGATTGCTGATGCGATTGCGGCGCTACCGGACGACGATGTTAACGCGATTATTCACCCGTGCCTGGCTGTCGTGGCGCGTAAGCACGATAAAGCCTGGACGCCGGTGTTCAGCCACGGCGAGCTGATGTTTGACGATATCGATCTGTTCACCATGCTGTCGCTGGTGGCGCGGGTGGTCGCCGACTCCCTCGGAAATTTTTTGCACGAACTCCCCGACAGCGCGACGCCCACCCCGCCAGCGGCTTAACCCTCGATACGCTGCCTGACGGCGAAGACTACATCATGCGCCCGGTTGATGCTGGGTACATCCCTTATATGGCACTGAACGACGGATCTGTCGATCTGGCGGATATCGCGCGCATGAATGATTACCTCGATATGAAGGCCGACAACGAATACCGCATAGCGAAATGGAGAGAAGATAATGAACGCTGAGGCTATCAAATCGTTTCTCGTCTCGCTGGGCTTTGACGTTGATGAGGCAGGACAGCGCAAGTTTGAGGCGGGGATTGTCAGCGCGACCGCAAAAGTCGTGACGCTGGGGGTGGCGGTGCAGGCGGCAGCGCTGTCTGTTGTTGCGTTTACCACCAAAATAGCCAGCGGGCTGGATGATCTGTATTGGGCATCCCAGCGCACGGGTGCGACGGTAGCGGGCATTCAGCGCATCGGCTATGCAGTCGGGCAAATGGGCGGGAGCGTCAACGCCGCCCGCTCATCACTCGAAAATCTGGCGCAGTTCATCAGAAACAGTCCGGGTGCCGAGGGATTTTTAAACCGACTCGGTGTGCAGACGCGGGACGCCAGCGGCCAGATGCGGGATATGGCCAGTATTTTTACGGGCGTAGGCCAGCGACTGAACAGCATGCCGTACTACCGGGCTAATCAGTATGCGCAGATGCTCGGCATTGACGAAAACACACTGATGGCAATGCGGCGCGGGCTGGGGCAGTTCAGCGCGGAATATACCGCCACCGCCAAGGCGATCGGATTCAATGCAGAGCAGGCGGCAGCCAGCTCGAATCGGTTTATGACCTCGCTGAGCTCGTTCGGCATGATGGCGGGTATGGCGCGGGACAAAATCGGCGCGAATCTCGCCAGCGGTCTGGCGGGCTCTATCGATAACTTCCGTAAACTCATCGTCGATAATTTCCCACGAATTGAGGCGGGGATAACGGCCGTTATCAAATCCATTTTGTGGCTGGCTGATATCGTCGGGCGCGTAGTCTATCGGCTGGTTCAGGCTGCGGGATCCATTGTTGACTGGTGGAAGTCACTGGATGACAGCACCAGGCAACTGATAGCACTATTCGGCGCGCTGGTGACTGCATGGTATGTCCTGAATAGCGCATTCACTGCGTCACCCATCGGTCGAATCATTATGCTGGTGGTGGCGCTGGCCGCACTGATTGAAGATTACGCCACATGGAAAGAGGGTGGACAGAGCCTTATCGACTGGGCCAAATGGGAGCCTGAAATAAACGCAGCGATCGATGGTATTCACGACACCATTGATGCCGTTAAAGAGCTGGCGCTCGAAGTCGGCGCACTGTTTGGTATCGACCCGAAACAGTGGAGTCTCAAGTGGGAATTCAGCAATCTGATTCATAACCTCGGCGAGCTGGGGAAAATGCTGAAACTCATCGGTGACCTGCTCAACGCGATAAATGAGGGGCGCTGGTCTGACGCCGCGAGCATCGGAAAACAACTGCTGAATCAGGGCGACGAAAACCCGTCAGCAATGCCCGGGATCGATGCGGCGGCCGTTCGTCATCGTGAATGGTTACTGGGTAAATATCACAACCTGAATAACAAGGTGAACGAATTTTTACCCGAATGGCTGGGCGGCGGCAAAAGTCCACAACCTACAAAATCCGGTGCTCAACTGCTGGGATGGATGACACCATTATTTAACCAGTTGGAGAACCTCTACAAGCTGCCATCCGGTTTACTGCGTAGCGTGGCCACCACTGAATCTGCGGGTAATCCTAACGCCATATCAAGTGCCGGCGCGCAGGGGCTATTCCAAATAATGCCGGGAACGGGAAGGGATTTGGGGCTGCGTGGTAATGACGCTTTCGACCCGGTTAAGTCTGCTAACGCCGCAGCGAAATATCTCAGCCAGTTGCTACAGGCAAACGGCGGAGATCTGGATAAGGCGCTGGCTTCATATAACTGGGGGATCGGTAACGTTCAAAAACACGGCATGGCTCTAATGCCGAGAGAGACGCGCGAATATATCCCTAAAGTGCGAAGCGGTATGCCGAGTATCAATCAGGAAACCCATATCACCGTCTACGGCTCGACTGATGCGCAAGCAACAGCCGACGCGATCGCGGGTAGTCAGGATGGCGTTAACTCCCGACTGACGCAACAACCGGAGCCTAATTAATGGATGTCCTATCCGTACTGTTTAACCAGCGAAGCCGGAAAATAGGGATAATAATTCCCGATGTCGTTATTTCAGAAAAACATTCGGATGTGCTGGAAATCACGGAACATCCCGTTGAGCGACCAACGAATATCGTTGCATCCCAGTATTCAGGAACGATCTCCGATCATGCCTACCGGCGACCCTCAGAAATCGTGATGGAAGTGGGGTTTGCTGGCGGCGGTTCATTGCTGGATTCGTCGCTGCTCGATACATCAAGAATCGGTCTGAGTGTTGGCCTTAGCCCCAAGGAGGTTTATCAGCAACTGCTCGATCTGCAACGCCTGCGACTGCCATTCGATGTGACCACAGGCAAGCGTCAGTATCAGAATATGTTGATCCGCTCGCTGGACGTGACCACGGACAGAACCAGCGAAAATGTGCTGATGGCGGTTATCACGTTACGAGAGCTGATTATCTCCGAAACGAGTGACATCAATGTTGCGCCGAAAGAAAACATGACGCTGGGAACCAGCACATCAGCAGTCATTGATTCGGGAGTTAAAACCCCGACACCCGTTAATAACCGATCAGTGCTCAGCTCGATTGGTGGGGCTATATCTGGATTGGTGGGGGGCTTATGAATGTTACTGAAATTCCGTTAAGTCCTAACAACCAGACGTTCAGCACCCAGCTTAATGGCGGGACATACCAGATAAGCATCGTCTGGCGCGAAACGTTCTGGTCTCTGGATCTGATGGATAGCGCAGGCGTGTTGATAGCAGGAAGTATCCCATTAATAACCGGCTATGACCTGCTGTTGCAATACGCTTACCTGAGTATGGGTTTTTCTCTGATTGTTGTCTGCGATGTTGCCGGGCAGGAAAACCCGACTAAAACCGATCTCGGCATTTACAGCCATCTTTATGTGGTAACGGAGTAATCATGTCTAAAAACTGGATGCGTCATTTTGAACTGCAAGTGCTGAATGATAAAGGTGAAGGGATTAGCCTAAGTAATTTCAAAGTGACGTTTAACATTGAGAAGATGCCATCCTCTCAGTTTGGCGGGTTCGTGGGTAATTTCAGGGTTTATAACCTGTCACGCGATACCCAAAACCGCATTATGGGTAACGAGTTCAGCAAAATCCGCGTTATTGCCGGGTATGACGGTATCGCGCCAGATGTTAAGGCCGCTGATGTGGGCATTGCTCGTAGCGTGAATGCTGATGATGTCGGTCAAATGGATGATCGAAACTATGGCCTGATTTTTAACGGTGATATCCGCTTCACCATCAAAGGTAAAGACAACGCCACTGACAGTTGGATACTGCTGCAATGTATCGACTGCTGGGAAGGTCATCTTCACGGCAGGGTAAAAACGACGGTGGCGGCGGGATGGACGTATGAAGACCTGTTTAACCTCGGCATGAAATCGCTGGAGCCATTCGGTATTACCCGTGGCAATGTACCTGACGTGTTGCATAACACCGTATTCCCGCGCGGCTGCACTATTTACAGCACCACCAGCAAGCTGATGACCGAGATCGCCGAAAACTGTAACGCGTATTTTTGGTATGACAATAATCAGGTCAATATCATCCCCAAGGATAAGTATATTGGCGCAAAAGCGGTTGTGCTGAACGCTGATACAGGCCTTATCGGTATGCCACAGCAGACGATGGGCGGCGGGGTGAATGTGCGATGCCTGATTAACCCAAATATTAAACTGGGTGGGCTGATACGCATCGATCAGGCTTCAGTGTATCGTGCTGCGCTGGGTAATGGTGATGTGGCGATGGCGAACGGGCGGATATCGGAAAGGAATCAGGATGGTGTGCTGGTGGTAGACACCCCGCAGCGCCCGAAAATGATAGATACCGACATTGCCTATGCGGGTCCGGGCGTTGACGCAGACGGCGATTACTTTGTCGGCATGATCAATTATACTGGTGATACTCGCGGACAGGCTTGGTACATGGATTTGCTCTGTCTGGCGAAAGGGAATATGAGTCCAATGAGTCCATCGATGATTAAAGAGGCTGACCTACAATAATGATCATGCGCCGCATATTGTCTATTTCGTTACTTGTCCTTCTTCCGTTGCCATCATTCGCAGCCCTTCAGTGTGGACCGTTTTATCTTCAGGCAAAAGATGACGGATTGATGCGTGTTAATGGAGTTGAACCAGAAACGCAGAAAATCATTTTCTTAAAAGAAAAAGATGATTATGCCAACATGAAGATTCAAATCATGGTGCTGGATAAAAATCTGGGGCGCTGGTTAGGTATGGACTACATAAGAAGGGATAGTAAACCCATCCTCAACGTCGAAGTCATCCGCAAGAACATGGATGAGCCTAGACGGTTCTGGACTTATGATTGTGTGAAGGTTAAGTAGTGAATAACTCAGAAAGCAGTAATGTTAAAAGTAGCGAAGAAGATGAAATCAAAGAGCTGATAGAACGAGCAAAGATTTTATTTGATCATCAAAAGGAGCAATACATATCAGCAGTAGCGAGCCTCAGGCGCTTGGAAGATAAGGCGATGAAGACTTTTGGCTCACTAAGTGTGATTATTTCAGTGGCTCTCTTGATCGTTAGAAATTGGTGGGATACCATTTTTACTATAAACCCCGAACCAAAACATATTGTTTGTTGGATTTTCTTATCCACGTTCATTTTTTTATCGATGGTGTCTTGGGGGTTTGCTTTTAGCGCAATGCAGCTAAGAAATACGGAAAAACCATCCGCTGATGCTCAAGATTTAGAAGATTTTTTTATGCTTAATAAACGATATAATTCGTTAGCATCATATGCGAAAGAATATTCAAGACTAACAATATCTACAGATGTGAAACACTCGGAAATCGCTAAATTAATAGCTAATTGTTTCGAATCTATGCTTTTTGGTGCATGGGCTTTTATTGGTTTTTTATTCTTTTTTTTATTAATAAAGATAAGTTAATGAGGCATTGTATGACTGATAAAAATAAGTACGCTAATGATTCAGTAACACACAAAGATTCAACCAGGGGGGCCGAACAGCTTAAAGATCATCAAATAAATGAATCGGAGCAACCGGGAAAAGTACATTTTGATAGTTCGATACCTGTTCCTAAAGGAAGAGTCTCTACCGAAGGATCTCTTGCTCCTGATCCAACAACTGGTAAAGATTAATAAATTGAAGCCCACTATTATGTGGGCTTTTTTTCATCTGGAGAAAATATGCCCGTACCACTTAAATCCCAAACCAACAGCGAGCAAGACCTGATCAGCACCGTGATGAATCGCGTTATGTCTAATATGCGCGTTGCTATGCCCGGTGTTATTCAGTCGTTCAATCCAGACGATGTTACGTGCGTTGTCCTGCCATCGCTTATGGGACAGGACACAGGTAGCGATAGCAATAAAGAGTCAAATCCGCTGCAACTGCTAACAGACGTCCCTGTTGTATTCCCACGCGGTGGCGGTTGCACGCTTACATTTCCGGTGTCGGCAGGTGATGAATGCCTGATTATCTTTGCCGATCGCTGTATCGATTTTTGGTGGCAGTCTGGCGGCGTTCAGGAGCCTGTATCTAATCGCATGCACAGCCTGTCTGATGCATTTGTCATTGTGGGCGCTCAGTCGCAGGCGAACAAAATTAGCGGTATCAGTACCAGTGCCGCGCAGTTGCGAACTGATGATGGCGAGGCATTCGTCGAAGTGGCAGCCGGTCACAATATCACTGTCACAACGCCTGGCAAACTAACTGCTAGTGCGCAGGGAGGGACAGAAATCACATCACCGTCGATTGTGCTCAACGGCGACGTGACGATAAATGGCAATCTGTCTCAGGGCATGGGTGACAGCGGCGGAACGGCAACAATGAACGGTCCCGTAAACGTCACCAACGATGTTACTGCGGGAGGTAAAAGCGTAATGACGCACGCGCACGGCGGCGTACAGCCGGGCAGCGGAAATACAGGAGCGCCGAACTGATGCGATATCGACGAGAAAGTGCGGACGGCGATTACACATTCGGGCAGGGCGATGATACCTGGCTGGTTAATTCACCTGAGGCGGTGGCGCAGGCGGTTAAAACCCGATTTGAGTTATGGCTAGGCCAGTGGTTTCTGGATACCGCAGCCGGAACACCGTGGATTCAGTCCGTGCTGGGAAAACAGCGATCTGACACTTACAACCTAGCTATTCGTCAGCGAATCCTTGAAACGCAGGGCGTCAGCAGCATTAGCGAATTCAACACGACAGTAAACAGCGCCACGCGGCGCGTATCGTTTACTGCGACAATCGAAACCATCTACGGAACAACGACAGTAACTAGTGAGGCATAAATGGCCTTAAATCTCGACACGCTGGGCTTATCGGCAACGGTAACCGCTCAGGGGATCAGTGCGCCCGATTATCAGACCATACTCAGCACAATTACTGACTACTTCAGACAGATTTACGGTACCGATGCCTATCTGGAGCCGGACAGTAAAGACGGGCAAATGGTTGCGCTGGTGGCGCTAGCTATACACGATGCGAACACATCGGCCATTGCTGTTTATAACTCATTCTCTCCGACAACCGCGCTATCTGATGCCCTGACGCGTAATGTGAAAATCAACGGAATTTCACGTCACGCTGCGGTTAATTCAACGGTAGACGTGACGCTAAGTGGCACAGCAGGCACAACCATCACGAACGGATCTGTGAAAGACTCCAACGGCGTTATCTGGAATCTTCCCGCATCTGTGAGCATTGGCATAAGCAGTACCGTTATCGTTACCGCGACGTGTGCAACAGCGGGAGCCGTGGCCGCTGTTGCGAACTCAGTGAATCAAATCAACACGCCGACGCGGGGCTGGTTATCTGTAACCAACCCCAACGCGGCAGATGTAGGCGCGGCAGCAGAAACCGACGCGGCATTGCGCGTACGGCAAGCGCGTAGTGTTGCTATTGCATCCCTGACCCCATTTGAAGCTGTAGATGGGGCGATAGCGGGAATTGACGGCGTGACACGTCACAAGCTGTATGAAAACGACACGGGCTCTGTTGATGTTAATGGCCTACCGGCACATTCGATCAGTGCAATCATTGAGGGCGGCAATGTAACGCAGATTGCACAAACAATTCGGGGGAAAAAAGGGCAGGGCGTGGCGACGTTCGGCAGCACGGCTGTCACGGTACCAGACACATACGGGAATAATCACGTAATCCGGTTCTCTCGTCCGATCGATGTCCCGATATTCGTTTCAATCTCTATGCGTGTGTTTACGGGGTACACGACAGCAGTAGACGAGCAAATGAAGCGATCGATTGCTGATTACATCAATTCACTCGATATCGGTGATGATGTGTTGCTGAGCCGTGTTTATTCCCCGGCCAACCTCGGCGTAGTGAGTGGCGGTGACGCGCGGTATTACGACATTATCGAGTTAATGCTGGGGCGTGCGTCTGGCAGTGTTTCTCCTGCAAATGTCGTTACTGCATACGATGAATCCCCAATATGCAGCGCTGACAACATATCGATCACGGTGGTGCCATGAGCAAATACACCGAGATAATTCCCAACTACAACGCAACAAAACCGCTATTCGTCCAGCATGTTGACTTATCCACCCGCCCGTTAATCGATGTTTCCAGCCAAATGCAGGCGCTTGTTAATGCGTTCGATATTGATAACGCGATCGGCGATCAGTTGGACACCCTCGGTCAGTGGATTGGCCGCTCACGCACTGTTATGCAACCGATTGTCGGCGTTTATTTTTCATTCGACACCGATAACGTCGGGTATGACCAGGGCGTCTGGCAGCGCCAGTTCGATCCCGATTCTGGATTCGTCGATTTATCAGATGAAGCGTACCGCATTGTGCTGCGCACAAAAATCGCGATTAACAGTTGGGATGGGCAAAACGATTCGCTACCAGCGATCCTCTCTTTTGCGACAGCAGGGTCGGGGCTGAGTATGCAGATTATCGATAATCAAGATATGACGATCTCGGTCTGGGTGTTCCCGGAAACGTCTATTGATTCCGTTTCGCGTGAAATATTAGCAGTCATTCGACAGGGGTATTTAACAGTAAAAGCCGCAGGCGTTTTTTCAGGGGAAATTCTGTATCCGTCAGTCGGAAATCAGTTTTTCGGTTTTGACATCGAAAATGAATACATCGCCGGGTTTGATACCGGTGCGTGGGAGACATCACTAAATGGCTAACAATGAATTTAAACCGTTTGCGACAGCGGCGGGGGCTAACGTTACATCACAATCTGAATGGGAAAACCTGCCCGCCCTGTTTGGTGGGTTCACATCAGGAAAGGCGTCATCAGCGCAAATCAATAAAGCGGTCCGGCAGGCCTCTGTAATTGCGTCTGTCGTGGCTCAGTTTATTGCAGATACGAATGATGCCGACGTGTTAGATAACGGGAATATCGCAGCACTACAGCAGTCGCTATTGCTGGCCCTACAAAAGAATGCCGCTGGCAACATTCCCGTCGCATCAACAACGGCGGCGGGTATTGTGCGACTCAGTAGCGCGACAAACAGCGACGCAGAGACATTAGCGGCCACACCACTCGCTGTTCGTGCTGCAATGCAAAACGCAGATGGAAAGCTGGCAAAAGACCAGAACGGCGCAGACATTCCCAACAAATCTCAGTTTGCACGAAACGCCGAGGTTCCCCATCTAGGCAACCCATGGATTGAATTCGGTGGAAGCTCAGGCGGGTGGACGACGTCACAGTTTATTGATTTTTTGAATGCAATGGGGGCGTTTGAGCACTTGTATTTTGTGTGTGCGGGGACGTGGAGTTTCTCTGCAAATAAAAAAATCATTGATACGAACTGCGGGCATATTGAGTTGGCGGGTGCGGTCGTTGAGGTTTTCGCTAGCCGATTTAATCTACGCACTGTGCGTGTGACAACAATGTCATCATCAAGCGATCCAAGCGCAGTACAGGGCCAGTTCGTTTATGTAGAGTCTGTTACGCCAGGTAGCGGTGAGTGGCGACGTGAATTCAATACCAAAAACTTAACCGCTTCTGATATTGGCGCACTACAGATTAGCGAAATCGTCGGCATGCCTCAGCCGTGGCCGCTCACAACCATACCGTCAGGATGGCTGCCATGCGCCGGCCAGTCATTTGATACATCAGCGTACCCAATACTGACAACTCGATACCCGTCTGGCGTGCTGCCAGACTTGCGCGGCGAATTTATTCGCGGCTGGGATAACGGACGCGGTATTGACCCATCACGAACGAATTTATCCAACCAGGCGTTTTCAACAGAGTCACACACGCATGCAAGCGGATCGTTGGAAATCGGCAGCGGCACACCGCTGTATGTCGGAAAAGGATTACAGGACGGCGGCGGCACTCTGTACTCACGCACTGGCGTTAATAACAGCGCCGGCACTGAAACCCGCCCCCGTAACATCGCATTTAACTACATCGTGAGAGCAGCATAATGAAATATTCAGCACAAGTTAAAACAACAGAATTGAACGAAAAGGGACTGGCGATCGATGCTGGTTGGATTACTGTTTATCAGGTCAATCAGGTAACCCGTGAATACCTACAGGCAAATTATGAGTTCCTGATGCGCGGTGTCGGGGTGTCTGCCGGAAGTTATGTTGATGAACCAGAAATGCCAGCTGAAGGAAAAGCACTGTGCCGCTCTGCTGACGGAAAAAGCTGGGAATACATTCCAGATTATCGAGGAGAGCGAGTTTACAACACTGAAACCCGCTTGGCTCATTACGTTAGCCAGCTCGGCGAGTTGCCCAGCGATGTTACATTGCTTGAGCCCACCACGGAATTCGACGTATGGAACGGCAAAAAATGGGTGACTGATGTTGCTGCACAGAAAGTCGCAGTTGCAAAGCTGGCGCAGCAGCAACTCGCATCACGTAAAACAGCAGCCGCAGCGCGCATTAATGAACTGACGTACGCAGTAAATCTCGATATCGCGACTGACGCAGAGAAAGCAGCGTTGATCGAGTGGCAGCGATACGCTGTGCTATTGAGTCGCGTCGATGTTAATGCTGCCGCTATCGAGTGGCCTGAACAGCCAGCGTGATTACGCAAAAAACGACAGACGGCCGGCTATGACATCGAGCGCGTCTTCGAGCGTGGGGACTGGATCGATATGAATCGCTGGCGCGTCAGTTTCGCCGACGCGTACAGCGATATAGAATCCGCTATCTTCGATTACTGCGTATGAGTTGATAGGGCAATCAGTCAGCATGTCGCTGTCGTCCAAAATGCAGATTGTCGTTCCGTGATATTCGATAGTTTTCATTGTTAATTGCGAATAAATAACCGCGCTCCATTTGATTATCGTTCCTAAAATGCACGCTTACGTTACCATAAGTTCATATATTTGATGGCTTTTTTGTTTTGATATATTAGGAATTTAGCAATTAAGTCGTTGTTTTTCATTTAAAAAGCGCGGAATTTAAAATCCCTCGGCGTTCGCGCTGTGCGGGTTCAAGTCCCGCCCCGGGCACCATTGATTTAAAAAGAATTAAAACAAGCACTTATGTGCAATGTCGTAGACCGCCGAAAGGCGGTTTTTTTGTATCTAAATAACCCCGTCACCATATTTTCGCCATATCACTTCGCCATATTCTGACCACCAACAACTGGAACGACTGCTATTTTCCTGTCGTATCTTGCAGTCTGAGCAACATTTTTATGGCCGGGTATGGTTTGTTTTTCGTACAAATTACCTTCCAGATCAGAAATGTCTTTCGCCTTCAAATCATGAAACGTGAAGTCGAAACTTAA